CGAACTCGGCGACGGGGTCCGAGGAAAAGTCACCATGGTCCCCGCGGGGGACGACGCAAAAGGGGGGAAGACGATGACGCAGGCCGTGGAATGGCGCATCACCCTCGCAGAGATGGAGTCGCTGTGCCCTCCATGCGCGGCGAAGATGCGGGAATTGCGGTACACGGAACTGAAGGTGCCGCGCAACGCGGACGGGACGTTCCAGATGGAGAACATCCCGGAACCCATGTTGCGCGGGTTGTGCGACAAGTACGGGGACGCGGAGGGGTTCCGCACCCGGTGCATGGACAACCCGCCCAAACCGGGCGGGGACGCCCCGGTCGACCCGGGGGCCATCTGCAACAGCCTGAAAGAAGCCTGTTTCGCGGCGAAGGGGGATTCGAAGACGATGACGGACCAGACGGTCCACACGGTCACGACTGGCACCACGAACACCACCGCGACGACGGCCGCCGCGGCGGCCGTCGTGCCGCCCGTGAAGGAGCAGCCCAAGGAACCGGTGTTGGACTCCATCCTCGCCGCGATGCAGCGGGAATTCGGGCTGGAGGCTAAGGCGCTGGATGCATTCAAGGCGCGTTTCGTCGGCAGCGAACTCATCGACCGCCGGCTGTACGAGCAGCAGGAGGCGCGTATCAAGGAATTGTCCGCCAAGGAAGCCGAGCGGAAAGAAATGGAACGCCAAGCCGCCGTGGCGTCCTTCGCCGCGACGGTCGAGGCGCCCATCCCGAAGCGGTTCCTGGTCCCGCTGTACGATTTCGCCACCGGCGGGCCGCGCGTGCAGAAGTTCCCGCGCTACCTGGAGGGCCGGTCCGACGCGGTCCTGGAGGACGTGGACGTCCGGGACATCCTGCGCGAGTTTTCCGACTGGCACAACCGCCAGAAGCGGCGGCTGTACGGCGAACTGGCCACCGTCCTGGTCGACCGGCCGGAGCGGCCGCCCGAGGCCAACGCGCGCGCCGAACTGGCCAAGCGCATGGCCGACTACGCCCGGGAACACAAGATGGACCCCATCAAGCAGGTGAAGGAAATCCAGGCCGCGGTCTTCGCGGCCGACCCGCAGTTGAAGGACGCCTACGCGCGCAGTTAGACTGCGCCCACGCCCCCGTAGGCCATCGCGACGCAGAACCGCCCGTGCCGTGCCTGTCACACATCGCGGGCGCATCGACTCCCCGTGAGTCGAAAGGGGACATAGACCATGGCCGAAGCGCACATCATCTGGGCCGAGGCGTTCGTCGTGCAGTCCGGGTTCGCCTCGGGCGCGCAGTATCACCTCGCCCGGTTCGCGGCCGCGAACACCGTGAACGTGGCGTCGCTGAAGACCGACTCCGCCCTGTGCGGGGTCACGCAGACTAAACCGGGGAACCCCGGCGAGAACGTCACCGTCGGCATCCTGGGCCTCAGCAAGGTCTACGCCGGCGGCACCATCACCGCGAACGCCTTCGCCACCACGGACGGCTCCGGCCGCGCCGTGGCTGCGGGGTCCGGCGACATGGTGTTCGGGCGTCCGCTCGTCACCACGGCGACGGGGAACATCTACACGTTCGAAATCTTCCCGCCGTTCCGGTGGGCCGGCGCCATCTAGGCCGCACCGCGCAGTCCGCACGACCTCCCCGTGAGCCGAAGCGGGAGCACCGCGCACCATCAGGGAGGAGCACACACGCACATGCCCGGCGACGTGAGGGTCTACCAAACCACCGTGTCCGGGCGGGACGCGCATCTGGACGTGCCGCTCACGAACGTGGCGGTGAAGGCGTTCCAGAGCACGGAAGACTTCCTCGCCACCAAAATCTGCCCGCCCGTGCCGGTCATCAACCGTTCCAATAAGTATTACGTCCTGGACCCGAACTCGTGGCTCCAGGTGCCCGTTACCCTGCGCGAGGCCAAGACGTCGCCTCGCCGCGTCGAATGGAAGGTCAGTTCCGACGCGTACTACTGCAACAACTACGCGCTGGCTGGGGAGAACGCCCTGGAAGACCTCGCCAACGCGGACGCGGCCCTGCGCCTGCGCGAGAACACCACCGGCATCGTGACCGAGGCCCTGCTGCGCGACATGGAAGTGCGCGTGGCCAACCTCGTCACGTCCATCAGCAACCTCGGCAGCGGCGTCGTGTTGTCCGCCACGGCGTGGTCGAACTACCCCAACTCCGACCCCATCGCGGACATCACCTCGGGGCACGCGTTCATCCGCCAGCGCACCGGATTGATGGCCAACACGCTGATGCTGGACGTGGACACCTACATGATTGTCCGGCGCCATCCGCTGCTGCTGGACATGTATAAGTATTCGCGCGGCGGCTACCTCACCGACGCGGAACTGTCCGCCGTGTTCATGGTGGACACGCTCCTGCTGGGCCGGGGCATCAAGAACAACGCCCCGGAAGCGGCCACGCCGTCCATCACCAACATCTGGGGCAACAACGCCCTGTTGGCGCGCGTGGTCCCCGGCCTGAGCCTGCAGACGGCCACGTTCGGGCTGGCGTTCCAGTGGACGCCCGAAGGGTTGCCCGGGCCGATGGCCGTGGAACGGTACGAAGGCGCGGACCCCGGCGCGAAGGTCGAGGTCATCGCCGCCGGGTACTGGCAACAGGAGAAAATCATCGCGCCGAACCTGGCGTACCTCATCAACGCCACGCTGTAAGGCGCGGTGGCGTAGGCAGAATCGGGGGAGGGCCGATACCCGCGAGGATGCGGCCCTCCCCTTCGTTCACGGGAGCCGCCATGCAGCGGGTCTTCACCAAGGACGTGGGCACGAACTTCCACAAGGGCGACATCAAGGACTACCCCATCACGGTCTGGCGTGACATCGAACGCGTCGCGCGCCGGAAGATGGACGCGTTCAGCCAGCCGAACGAGGACGTGGTCCGCGCCGGGGTGGAAGCCGCGCTCGGCAAAGTGTTGAAAGACACCACCGCACCGTAACCCCCCGGCCTGGCGCCGGCATCACGCCGGCGGCGGTCCCTGACGGACACGCCGCCGGGCACGGGAGGACACCATCATGCCCGGTCGACAGACAGCGGAACAGATTTTCCGCGGGATGCTCCGCGGGCCCGTCACCACGGTCATCGGCAACACGAACCCGTGGGCGTTCAAACTCCTCAGCGTCACCACGGCCACGACGAGCGTGGCCACCACCGTGGTCGACTCCGATTCGCTCATCTTCCTGAGCATCCAGGGGCCGACCGCCGCCGCGTCGTTGGCGTCGCGGTCGTACATCGTCACCAGCATCAACCCTGGCGTCGGCATCACGCTGCAGACCACCGATGGGGCCGCCCCGGCCGCGACATACCACATCATGGGCCTGATTTTCCGGACCCAATAAAGGGGGGCCGCCTATGCCAGCGGTCACGGTTACGACGGTCACCATCGCCAACGGCGCCACGGTCAGCAGCACGGTCGCCGTGCCGAACGGCACCCTGTTCGGCCTGTGGGCGCCCGTCCTCACGGCGTGTTCCCTGTTCATCCAGGGGAACGTGGACCAGACGTCCGCGAACTTCGTGCGCCTGGGGAAATCGGACGGCACCGGCCCCTGGGGGTGGTTGGTCGGCACGGGGTCGGCGGCCGTCACGCTGCAGGACATCGCCTTCCCGTTCCCCTACCTGCGCCTGGAATCGAGCGCCGCGCAGGGCGCCCAGCGCGACTTCCAACTCGTGGTGAAAATGCGATGACGACACCCAAGGCGAAATCATCTGGGCAAACCGTCACCACCATCCTGCGTCCAGTCGGCACCAATACGCGGAGGTAGGGGGGATTCCGATGGCCGAACCGCTCGTCATTTGGGGCCGCGTCTATGTGGACGTCTACCGCGGGTGGCGCGGCTACTACCTGGACGAACCCGACGAACACGCCGAATACCAGAACCTCAACCCCACCAGCGGCCGCCAATTCCTGGCCCGGCGCGTGGCGGGCGACTCAAACCAGACCGCGCCGGGGTCCATCATGGCGTGGATGGCCGTCGGCACCGGGACCACGGCCGAGGCCCTGACGGACGGCAGCACGCCGGGGCTATACGGGGAAATCAAGCGCAAGGCGCTGTCCACGAACACGGCCGGCCTCACGACGGTCAACGTCTACACCGCCGTGGCGACCTTCGGCGGGGCGGCGGAGTCCATTCAGTCCGTCGCCATCCGCGAGTCCGGGATTTTCAACCACGTCGGCAGCGGCCAGGGCGCGGAATTCCAGCGCGTCACGTTCGCGTCCGTGACGCTGGCCGATTCGGATTTGCTGAAAATCACGCTGGAAACCAACGTCGGCAGTTCGTAAAGGAGTTGATGCGTCAGGCACCCGCCGCGACCGCGGACGACGAGCCATGGCGATTGTGGGGTGGCGTATCTGGTATGCGGATAAGAGTATGGTCACGTCCGCACAACTGCCGTGGACCCTCGCCCCGGCAACGGGCGTGCAAATCATCGCGTTCTATTCCGACCGCCAGCGTCCCTATGCCAGTGTGGTGGGGAGTAGTACCGTGGAGGCGTATGTCGATTATGTCCACGGCACTGACCCGCGCTGGGGCACCGCGGATGTCTACTGGTATGACCCCGTGACGGGAGACTACGGAGCGGGGGCGCTGGCGCCTGTCGGGTTCGCGGTGCTCAATCAGAAAACCGGGACCGTGGTGACGGATGATGTCTGGCGGACGTTGTGGGACGCGGTGCGTGCCACGCCGCGCGTACCGCCATAAGTGCCTTTACGACCAAAGGCGTCGCACTCTGCCCAGGCACCACTGGGCCGCAGGCCATTACCGGACTGGGGTTCCCGCCGAAATTCCTGATTTGTTTCGGGACAGGCCAGACCGACGACGGATTCGTGCCGAACGCCTCGCTGACGTACGGGTTCGCCACCGCGTCGAATCAGTGCGCGGCCGGGTTCGCGGTCGCCAGTCGCACGACGACGCAGGCGGCGCGGCACTGGTCCACGGCGCGCGCCATCAACCTCCCCGATTCGTCTGGGGCGCTCCTCATGGGCGCGGCGGCGAACAGTTTCGGGGCGGACGGGTTCGTCTTGGACTGGACCGCCGTCGTGAGCGGGGCGCAGGTGCATTATCTGGCGGTCGGCGGGACGGACTATGAACAGGTCACGTCCGGCGTGGACACCATGCGCACGACGGCCGGGACGAAGGTGACCAGCGTCGGCTATTCCCCCACGGCGATGTGCCTGCTGTCCGCGACGGCGGCGGTGGGCGGTGGGTTGGAGCACGCGAAGTATTCATTGGGGGCGGTGTCGCAACTGCAGCAATGGGCGTTGGCCGTCGGGGCGCGGTCGGGCCAGACGATGACCACGTTAGTTGACGCGGTACGGACGCAGCGGGCGGATTCATTGCTGCTCGGCCTGACCGACACAGGGGCGTTGGAATACCGCGCGGCGTTCAACACGATTCAACCGACGGGGTTCGAGTTGAACTATGTCACCGCCCCTGCGACGGGCTACCAGTTCGGCTACCTGGCGTGGAAGCACGTCGACGCGGTCAACCAAAACGCCGCTCTGCACCGCGACATGGTCCGCACGTCTGAGAAACCGACCAATCCGGCCCCGCAAGTCTACACCGAGTCCGCGCCGACCTCGCCGCTGGCGATGCTGTGGTGCTCCTGGGGGCTGGCGTCGGCGACGACCATCCAGGGGGATTGCGAATTCAGTCTCGGCGCGGCGGACCTCATGGGGAATCAAGGCGCGGTCTGGGTTGAGGCGCGTGACGCCGTGTTGGGCATGGCCGCGTCCTCGGTCACGCAATCGCAGGCCATGCGGATGGCGACCGCGCCGAATTCAGTGACGGCCGCGGCGACGAGTAGTTTGACGGCGGCGGTCGCGACCTGGGAATTGACGTGGTCGCCGAACCCCGCCGTCGCGTCCCAGATTTGCACGGTCGACATCCTGCCCATTTCGCCGGACCAGCAGTCATGGAAGGTCTGGTATGTGGTGGATGCGGCGATTGATAATTCGCAGGTGAACAACTTCCGGCCCTGGGCCGCTGTGACGGGGACGGATGTCGTCATGGTGACCGCCTACGAGCCGTCATCCTATAGCATCGACCGGGGCAGTGCGTTCGTCGAAAACTACGCGCGCCAATTCCATCTCTTGGACCCTCAAGCCTGCACGTACATCTGGTTCGACCCGCGCAGCGATGCCTGGGCCGCGGGATTTGCGTCCGATGTCCCCGCGATGTTGCCGGCGGGCTACGCCAAGGCGACCGCCGTGGTGATTGATGACGGGTCGTTCTACGCCATCTACAACGGCGCGAAAGAGGACCGGACGTGGACCAACATTCTGTGACGACCTGATGGCCTTCTCCGTGCGCAAAGATATTCTCCGGTCGCCCGTGGCCACGGGTGTTCAATCGACGGGCGGGCTTGGATTCCAGCCCAAAGCCCTGCTCTTGTGGTCGGACCGGATGACCACTGGGAGCGGGACGGTCGCCGGCGTGGCGTGGGGGTTTGGATTCGCGACATCATCGGATGCGCAATTCACGGTGGGGGTCGGTGCCGATGATGCGGTCGCGACGACGAATACGGCGCATCGCATGTCCACCAAGGCACTTCAGGTGTTGCTTGATGGTACGGGCAGCGTCCAATACGACTGTGATTGTTCGACGTTGTGGTCCGATGGCTTCAATCTCAATTGGTCCACCACCGCCACGAGCCTCTGGATTCATTACTTGGCGTTGGGTGGGACGGATTTGACGAATGCCAAAGTCGGTGTGTTTTCGTTGGCGGCGGTCACGGGGACACAGACTATTGGCGGCGTCGGATTCCAACCTGATACCGTGTTGTTCCTCGCCGCGAACGTGCTCGCGAGCCAACTCGGGAACAGTTTGGCGAACCTCAAGTGGACCTTGGGGGCGGCGCAATCCGCGACCAAACGTTGGGCGTGGGCGCTGACGGCGGCAGACAATCAAACCATGACCACCGGGGTGGACGCGATGCGTCATCAGCGGGCGGACTCCTGCTTGGTGGGATTGACTGATACTGCCGCCATTGATTTCCAAGTGGACCATACGGCCATGCTGACGGATGGGTTTAGCCTCAATATCATTGACGCCCCGGCGAGTGCCTACCAAATCGCGTATCTTGCCTTGCGGGGCGGCACCTACGCCGTCGACGTGTTCGCGAAAAGTGGTATCGTGGGCGCAAATAGCCAGGCCGTGACGGTGGGGTTTTCCGCCGCGGGGCTCCTGTTGGCGACGTGGCAGGATGCGAGTGCGACGACCATCACCGCCCATGCGATGTGTGGCATCGGGGCGGGCGATTTTGCTCGGGCGGGGACGGTCTGGCAAGGCGTGGAAGACCTCAATCTCTCGAATGCGAATCGACGGAATGATATCGTGGCAGTGTTGCAAGTTTCCAGCGCCGATGGCCTCATCGCCCTCTGGACTGGAAGCTTGACTGGCCGCGTGGCATCCGGATTCAATGTCACGTGGACTGCCCAGGATTCCGTCCTGAGCCAAATCGGCTATCTCGCGTTTGGCGATACGGTTGTCGCGGCACCGACATTCATTTTCCGAAACCGCGAACGCACCCAACTGAGGATGTAAGCCCATGGGCAGACTCTACACAGCGGTCCTGTCTGGGACATCGGTCAGCGTCGCGTCGGACTTGCTCTTCATTCAGCCGTCATCCATCGCGGGCTTCACCATCCACGAAGTCAAGGTCAGCCAGGACGCGAGCACCACGAGCACCCAGTTGCCGGTGGCCATCATCCGCACCGCGCAGAGTTTTTCCGCGCTGGGGACCTCCATCACCCCGCAAAACCTGCTGGATGGCAACACGGTCGTCTTCGGCGGCATTGTGCGGGGCGCGACCGGCAGCGCGTCCACCGTGTTGGCCACGCTCTGGCGGGACAGTCAGAACATCATTAACGGCTGGCATTATCTGCCGACGCCCGAAACGCGCATCACGGTCTCGGCGGTCACCAGCTCGCGGATTGCCATCCAGTTTCCGACCGCACCCGCCGCCGCGTTGACCGTGTCCGCCGTCGTCGTGCTGGAGGAAGCATGACGCAACCCGTCGGGCGGGGGCGCGGGGTCTATCGTCGCCCGCCCAAGTTGGCGCCCTCGGACTCGTGGACGGCGGCGTTCCCCAAACAGTTCGGGATTACGACCCGCGACGGACTCTATCTCGCGGACTTTGTCGCGAAGATTATCGAGCGCAAGTTTCTCGATACGTTCCTGATGGCCGACCCGCGCACGAGCGCGCAAGAAAAACCGTTCCGCGAGGGATTCTTCCTCAGCGATGTGTTGTCTCGCATCCAAGAGAAACTGACGCGAGATGCCCCGTTGATGGGCGACGCGACGGTCAAACTCCTGGAGAAATTCCTGCGGGACGGGGCGTACCTGTCCGACGTCCGGCGGTCGGAATTGGCGCGGCCGTTTGTCGACGCGCTTCTGCTCGGCGAGAGCGCGCTGGTCCAGGCCATCCGCCAGCGGTTCGCCGCCGACGGCGTGTACCTCGCCGACACCGCCGTGCGCGCACTCGAACGGTTCCTGCGTGAAGGCGTCTTCCTGTCCGATATGCGGAAATCGGAATTGGCGCGGCAGTTCCTCGAAGGACTGTTCCTTTCCGACCGCGCGACGAAGACGCTGGAGATGGCGCGTCGCGAGGGGATGTATCTCCTCGATACGGTGGCGACGGCCGTCGAACGCGGGGCAGTCGGCGTCATCCTCCGCGCCGTGACGGACTATCTCTACCTCGACGACCGCGCCATCCGTGCCCAAGACCATCTGATTCAAGACGGGTTGTTCCTCTCCGACCGTGCCATCCGAGACGCACTGCACGGCTTTCTGGACAAGATGTTTCTCACTGATGCGGCGTATCCGCAGACAGTACGGCAGCGGCTTCTCACCGATGGCGTCTACCTGTTGGATTGGCGGTTTTCGACCGTGGACTTGACGCGCCAGGAGCGTCTGTTCATCTCCGACCTGATGCGCGAGTTGCGGGAACTGTTCGTCCGCGACGGCACGCTGCTCCTGGACAGCGTGGTGACCAGCGTCATCACGGTGCTCATCCGCGTGATGTTCGCCCGCGTGGACGCGATGGACTACCTCGGGCGCGCGGTCGGGGCGGCGGACGCGCTCGGGCGGCGGGCGGCGGCGGCGGACGCCTTGGGGCGGTTCACGGGCGCGGCGGACGTCGTCGGACGGCGGCTGGAGGCTACGGACCCCGTCGGCATCCAGGTCGGGGCGGTCCGGACGACGCAGTGACCGACGTCTTCGAAACGAACGACACGGTCCAGTTCACGTTCGTCAGTTCGGTGGCGCCGGATTCCGCGCCCATCTTCAAGGTCACGGGCGTGGCGGGCACGGTCGTCGCGTCCATCACGGCGCAGCAGTCCGACACCACCCATTACTACGCGTTGTTCACGATGCCGACCAGCGAAAGCGAATTGTACCTGTGGGAATGGTTCGCGCTGAAGACCGTGGCCGGGAGCGCCTACAATTTCGTGCGGCGCGAGCGGTTCGTGGTGCGGCAGACGCGCGCATGACTGGGCTGGACGTCCTCATGTTCGCGCCTGGCATGCCCTTCCAGGGCGACACGCTGGACCACGCGGCCCTCGGCGGGTCCGAAACCGCCGCGTTGTGCGTGGCCCGGGAACTCGCCAAACTGGGCCTGCGGGTCCGCGTCTTCAGCCACGGCCGCCCGGGCGAGTACGACGGCGTCCCCTATTTCCCCGCCGACCAGTTCGGCGTCTACGCGCAGACGGTGCCGCACGACGTCTGCGTCGTCCAGCGCACGCCCGACGCCCTGGGGCAGCGGATGGCCAGCCGCCTCAACCTGCTGTGGTGCCACGACCTCGCCCTGGGCCGCCAGGCCGCCCGCTTCCGCGGCACCATGTGGAACGTGGACCGCGTGATGGTCCTCAGCGAGTTCATGCGGGCGCAGTACCGGGAGGTGTACGCGCTGCCGGACGACGCCCTGTGGACAACGCGCAACGGCGTGGACCTGGCGCGGGTCCGGGCGCACATCGCTCCTGGCGCGGCGCGCGACCGCAAGAAGCTGCTGTTCGCGGCCCGGCCGGAGCGCGGGCTGGACGTCCTGCTCGGCGCCGTGTTCCCGGCGCTGCTCGCCGCCGACCCGGCCCTGCGGGTGTGCGTCTGCGGGTACGACAACACCGTCCAGGAGATGCGGCCGTTCTACCAGTCCATCGACGAGCGGATGCGCGCGTTCGGCGACCGCGTCGAATGGCTGGGGCATTTGACGAAGGACCAACTCTACGCGCACTACCTCACGGGCGGCGTGTACGTCTATCCGACGCCGTCCCCGATGCAGCCGGCGTTCGCGGAGGTGTCCTGCATCAGCGCGATGGAGGCGCAGGCGTGCGGTCTGCCCGTCGTCAGCAGCGCGCGCGGGGCGCTCCCGGAAACGCTGGCCCCAGGCGCCGGGACGCTGGTGGACATCCCCGCCGTCGTGGGCGAGGGGACGGGTGCGCGTGTCAACCCGGACTATGTCGCTCCGTTCGTGCAGGCCGTGCTGCGCTATGTGCGCGACGACGCGGCGTGGGACGCGGCCAGCCGCGCTGGCCTGGAACGCGCCAAGGCGCTGGACTGGTCCGGCGTCGCCGCGGACTGGGCGGCGGGGTTCGACCGGCTCATCGCCGCGAACAACGACAGCCCGCATCGGCTCGCCTACCACTTCATCCGCCACAGCGACATCCTTGCCGCGAAGCGAGCGGTCGCGGGCCTGGACGACGAACCCGCCCGCCGCATCCGGGCGCTGTTGCGCGAGCAGTGGGCGTTCACCGACGGAGGGCCGGATGACTACACGGCGCAGTACGAGAAAATCGGGCAGACGCACGCGCCGGACTTCGACGCGGAAACGAACCAGCAACGGTTCGCCGCCTGCGTCCAGTCCCTCCGCGAGCGGCCCACGGCCGTCCGGGTCCTCGACTACGGCTGCGCGCACGGCTGCTACACGGTGGGTTTCAGCAACCAATTTCCTGAGCGGCAATTCCTGGGCGTGGACGTCGACAAGCACGGCGTGGATTGGGCCAACCGATTCCGCGCCGAACGCGCCGTCCGTCCCGCGAACCTGGAATTCCGCGTGGGCGACGAGGACGCGGACCTGGCTGCGGACGCTCCGTTCGACCTGCTGTTCATGGGCGAAACGCTGGAGCACCTGCCCGAACCGTGGACGACCGTCACCAAACTCGAACGATGGGTGAAGCCCGGCGGCGCCGTGTTCCTGACCGTGCCGTACGGGCCGTGGGAATACCTCAGCGCGAACCCGCTGGCCGACGGGTTCTATCCGCACCGCGCGCATGTCTGGGAATTCGACCCGCACGACCTGCACGACATGTTCGGCCACAAGCCGCGGTTTTCGGTCCAGACCATGCCGTTCACGCTGGAGGAACGCACGGGCGAGGCCCTGGGCTGGCACCTCGTGTCCTACGAAGCCGACCAGACCCCCGTCCGGCCCATCGACATGGGCCGCAAACTGCGGCTGCAGCGGCCGCGGCAGACCGTGTCCGCCGCGGTCATCGCGGGGGCGGGCGCGGAGGACCAGATGCGCTGGTGCCTGCGGTCGCTGGTGGATGTGGTCGACGAATTCGTGGTCGCCGACACCGGCCTGTCCCCGGAGGGGCGGCGCATCGCCGACTCGTTCCGTGCCCGCGTCGTCCCGGCCCGCGACGCCGTCGCGCACGGGTTCGAGGCCCCGCGCAACGACGCGCTCGGCGCCTGCGCGATGGACTGGGTGCTGTGGATTGACACGGACGAGCGGCTGATGGACCCGGAACGCGTCCCCAAGTACCTGCGCGCGAACATCTTCAACGGGTATTCCATCCGCCAGCATCATTTCGCCTGCGACACGACCTTCAAGCCCGACCTGCCCGTGCGCCTGTTCCGCCGCGCCCCGCAGGGCGGGAAGACGATGCGCTTCTTCGGCATGATTCACGAGCACCCAGAACTAGGGCTCAACGAGGGGCCGGGCCTGACGGTCGTGCTGTCCGACGCGGCCATCGCCCACACGGGCTACCTGACCGAGGCCGTGCGCCGCCGACGGTTCTGGCGGAACTGGCCGCTGCTGCAGCGCGACATCGCCGCCTACCCGGACCGCCTGCTGCAGAAACACTTCATCTGCCGCGACCAGTTGCTGCTGGCCAATTACGAACTGCAGCAAAACGGGATGCGCGTGACCGACCAGGTCCGCCAGCGGTGCCAGACCGTGCTGGACACGTGGCGGCAATACTTCCGCGGCAAACCGGGGTACATGAACGCGGACACGTTGACCTACGCCTCCGACGCGAACAAAATCCTGGGCCAGGGGTTCGACTTCAAGTTCGAACTCGCCGCGTCGAGGGACTACACCGTCCCGCCCAACGGGGTCGGCCCCCAGACCTTCCGGTTCGCCACGATGGAGGACCTGGAAGCGGAATTGACCTGGCGCGCCAAGGACGCCGCCGCGCCGTTCGTGGGGGCGTACTGGTGAAATTACGGCCGGGCGGGGCGGCGTTGGTTTCCACTCGTGACCGGGTTGTGCCCCGGCCTGGCTACGCGCTTGTGGTTCGCATGGCGGGCTTCCCTGTGACGGTTTCGCGCGTCCCGCCGTCCGCGCCGCCCCATCCAGGTAGCATTATACCAAGATACCACCCTGCCGTCAAGGGGATTCGGTGAACGTCGGGTTCGTCGGGCTCGGGAAACTCGGCCTGCCCGTGGCGTTGGCCGTGCGGGGCAAGGGCCACGCCGTGGTCGGGCACGACCTGGCCCAGGACCGCATGGACGCCGCGCGCGCGGCCGGGCTGGCCACGGGCGCCCTCGCCGACGTGGCCCGGCAGGAGTTGGTGTTCGTCGCGGTGCAGACGCCGCACGGCCCGGAATATGAGGGCGTGACGCGCCTGCCCGCCGACCGAGCGGACTTCTTTTACGGCCACCTCCGGCACGCGGTAGCACGGCTCGTCGAGCACGTCCGGCCCGGGTCGGACACCTGCGTCGCGGTCGTCAGCACCGTCCTGCCGGGGACGTCGGACCGCGACCTGAAGCCGGTGTTGGGCGGCGTGCCGTACGTCTACAACCCGTCGTTCATCGCCATGGGCACGGTGGAACGCGACTACCTCCATCCGGAATTCGTGTTGCTCGGCTGCGACAGCCTGAAGGCGGAATGGGTGGCCGAATCGTTCTACCGCCAGACCGTGGAGGCGCCCATCATCAAAATGTCGGTGCGCGACGCCGAATTGACGAAGGTCGCTTACAATACGTTCATCGGCCTCAAACTCGCGTTCGCCAACACGATGTTGGAACTGTGCCACAAGACGGGCTGCGACGTGGACGCCGTGCTCGGCGCGCTCCGGATGGCCAACAAACGGCTCACGAGCCCCGCCTACCTGTCCGCCGGCATGGGCGACGGCGGGGGTTGCCACCCCCGCGACAACATCGCCCTGTCACATCTGGCGCGCCAGGCGGGCCTGTCCTACGACCTGTTCGAGGCCGTGATGCTCGCGCGGGAACGGCAGGCGGAATGGCTGGCCGACCTGATGTGCGCGCACGACCTGCCGAAGGCCATCTGCGGGGTGGCGTACAAGGCGGGCACGGACATCACGACGGGCAGCCACGCGCTGCTGGTCAAGACCATCCTCGAAGACCGCGGCGAGGACGTCGCTACGTTCGACGACGCCACGCCGTTGGGCCCCGCCGTCGTCCTCATCGGCACGAACGACCGACGGTGGCAGACCACGCCGTTCGCCCCAGGGTCGGTGGTGTACGACCCCTGGCGCATCGTGCCGGACCAGGAAGGGGTAGACGTCCATCGACTCGGTCAGAGAAATCCGGGCGTGCCGCGCCTGCGGCAGCCCGCGGCTCATTGACGTCCTGCGCCTGGGCGAGCACTACGTCAGCACGTTCGTCGACGCGGACCAGGACGGGCACCGCGCGCCGCTCGCCCTGGTGCGCTGCGACGGGTGTGGGCTGGTGCAACTGACGCACACCGTGCCCCAGGCGTGGCATTACGAACGCGGCTACTGGTATCGCAGCGGCACGAACGAACAGATGGTCCGCGCCCTGCGCGACGTGGTGGACGACGCGGGCCGGATGGTGGACCTGCGAGCGGGCGACGTGGTCGTGGACATCGGCAGCAACGACGGGACGCTGCTGCGGATGCTCCCGCCGCAGGCACGGCGCATCGGATTCGACCCAGCCACCAACCTGCGGACGGCGGCGGAAGACGGCGGGAACACCATCGTCTGCGACTTCTTCCCGCCCGCGCGTGGCGTCGGGTCGTTCGTCAGCACCTACGGTAAAGCGAAGGCCGTTTTCGCCGTCGCCATGTTCTACGACCTGGACGACCCGAACGCGTTCCTGCGCGCGGTCAAGGCGTGCCTCGCCACCGACGGCGTTTTCGTGGTGCAGATGGCCTACGCGCCCGCCATGGTCCGCACCAACGACGTGGGCAACGTCAGCCACGAACACCTGTGCTATTACGACGTGCAGTCCTTCGCGGCACTGGTGGAAAAACACGCCCTGCACATCGCGAAAGTGCAGTTCAACGACGTCAACGGCGGGTCGTTCCGCTGCTTCATCACGCATGGGCGCGGCGGCATCAGCACGGACCCCGTCGCAGCCGACTGGCCCGCGTTCGCGCGGCGCGTGGCGTGGAACAAGAAGACGACGCTGCAGATGCTGCGCAGCCGTGCGGCCGCCGGGGAAACCATCGCGGGCTACGGCGCCAGCACGCGGGGGAACACCATCCTGCAGGCGTACGGCATCGGGCCCGACCTCGTTCCGTACATCGCCGACCGCAACCCCGACAAATGGGGGAAACGGACCGTCGGAAGCGGAATCCCCATTATCAGCGAGGAGGAGATGCGGCGGCGGAAGCCGGCGTGGTTGTTCTGCCTGCCGTTCCACTTCATTGAAGCGTTCCAGGCGCGCGAACCAGACTACCGGGGGCGGTGGATTGTCCCGCTCCCGCAGCCGCACGTCCAATGAGGCGGCGCAGTGGATTCACCGGATGACGGGGCATTCCCCGGTCTGGTGGGTCGCGTTCGTGCAGCAAGAAATCAAGCGGGCATCGCGGCCCTCCCCCGACCCGCGCCACGACCGGACGCGGGAAGACAAGTGGCTCGTGCAGGTCATGCGGGAAGTCATCCGCACGTTTCCCACACACGGGCGGTATGACGGGAACATGCGGCTGGCCGCCGTGCTGTCGCACGTGCTGGCGCTGTGGTATCTGCGCGTCCACCGCGCGAAATGCTATGACCCGCGGCGGCCCGTCGCGGACCGACGGCAGGCCTTCGAGAGTTGGCTGGGCTACGTCGGCGCGCTGTGGATGCTCGCCGTGGACGAACGCGACGATGCGGCACATTTCCCGACCCAGCATTGGGACCCGCCCTACAGCCCGCACGCGATTGATGGCGTGTTCCGATGAACCTGTACGCGTGGTCGCAACAACTGGGGACGCCAATGTGGATGCCCGACATGCAGGCGTTTTTGTTCGAAGGGTTGGTGGTGTCGCAAGAATCCGTGGTAGAAGACGGGTGGGCCACGGCGTGGTGGCGCGCCGCCATGAATGAATGGCGTTACGACCGTGGGCTATGACGCCGTGCGGGCCAAGGCGGAATGGGCGCGCCCGCCCGTGGACGACGTGGGCTACATCTCCTCGGCGCACATGCTCCAGTGGTCCGACGACCACCTGCGGGCCACCATCGCGCAGATGGAACGGACCCGCTACGACGTCAACGGCTGGCGCAACTGGCACAACGGATGGCGCGAGTTCTTCGGGCTGGACACGACGCACGGCAAACGCATCCTGGATTTCGGGTGCGGCGTCGGGCTGGAGGCCCTGCAGTTCGCGCGGGCGGGGAACGACGTCATGGTCACCGACATCGTGCCGGACAACGTTGCGCTGGCCATCCGCGTATTGGAACTCCACGGCTACGCGAATTGCAAGGCGTCGGTGATGATGGACGGAACACCGACATGGTCCGACATGGAAATTTTCTATTCGTCCGGGACGCTTCACCACACGCCGCAGATACGGGACATTCTCCGCGAGGCGTTGGGCTGGTGTGAGGAGGCCCGCATCCTCGTGTATTCCGACCGACGCTGGACGGCGCTGGGCATCCCCCTACCGCCGATTGACATGGACATCAGCACGCACACGGCATTCCAGCGGTTTGTGCGCGCCTGCGACGAGGTCGGGGACTTTGCCGATTGGTACTCGCCAGCCAAACTCGCCCTGCGGGTCGAGGGGTTCGGCCGCGTCGAACGATGCCAATATATCGGGAAAGGCGAGGAATTCTTGGGGGCGGTGATTCTGCCAGCATGAAAGCCTTCATCACGGGCATCGCGGGACAGGACGGGTGGTATCTGGCGCGGCATTTGGCCGGGATGGGCTACGAGGTATCCGGCATGGACGCGGCGACGCCGTCGCTGCGGGACGCCGCCCCGTCGGCTGGGTTCGTGACGAAGGGTGACGTGACGGACGCGTGGCTGGTACGCCAACTCCTCGGGGAACGCGCCCCCGACGAAGTCTACCACCTCGCCGCGCTCAACCTCGTCACGGACAGTTGGGACGCGCCGTGGCGTTACCACCACGTCAATGTCGGCGGGACACTGGCCGTGCTGGAGGCGGCGCGGACGATGCCCAAACCGCCGAAGGTCTTCGTCGCGGCGAGCAGCGGCATGTTTGGGCTCGCGCCCGCCCCACAGCACGAAGGTACGCCGATGCATCCGCTGACGCCCTACGATGGCAGCAAACTCGCCGCTTACCATCTGGCGCGGATGTACCGCCTGCAGTACGGACTGCCCGTGACCTGCGGCATCCTGTACCAGCACGAATCGCCACGCAAGCGGTACGGCGTGTTCTACAAGGTCTGCGCGGGCGTGCGGGCCATCAAGGACGGGCGGGTGGACGAATTGGTCCTGGGTGACCAGGAAATCGTCCGGGATTGGTGCCATGCGGACGACATGGTCCGCGCCATGCGTGTGGCGTTGCTGCAGCCGCCAGACGACTGGGTCATCGGTTCTAGTGACGGTCGCCGTGTCTGGGACGTCGTGCGGACGGCGTGCGGCCTGCTCGGCGTCGACGTGGCGAAGGTCAGGACGGACCCAGCGCTGGCCAGGCCGAACGACCCGCCCGCGTTAGTCGCCGCCCCGCGGAAGTTTATGACCGCGACGGGATGGCATCCATTGGTCGGGTTCACGGAATTGGTCGCCGAACAAGTCGGCCTCGTGCGAGAGGGAGTGACGGGCTGACATGCCTCCGACGTTGCCAGTGAGTTATTCGAGCGTTTCGCTTATGATGCTTACTCTCCCCGACATTGGTTCCGCGTCCACGCTGACGTCGGCGTCCATCGCGAACTTCGCCGGCATGGCGGAAGCCGACATCAACGCGCGCATCAGCCGGGCCTACAACATCCCGTTCACGTCAGACGTGCCGTACCTCACCACCGTCGCGACCACGAAGGCCCTGCTGTTGCTGCTGTCGCGGCGGCTCATCCCGCTGCCGGGGCCGCGCCTCACGGAACTGCTGGACCAATACCGGACGGTCGACGAGGAAATCGCCGCCATCGCCAGCGGGCTCATCCCGCTAGTGACCAGCAGCGGCGCGGTCATCGGCGGCCGCACGGACATCGCGGACATTTTCAGCACGACCATGAACTATACGCCGACGTTCCACGAAGGCCCAAGCACGTGGCAGGTCCAGGACCCGAACAAGGTCACGGATGAACTGGACAAACGCGACATCACGACCAAGAGTCGGCTGCTGGACAACCGATGATAGAGGTCCACGTTGATGCTGCCGACGCCGTGCGCCGCCTGACCGCCCTGGGGGCCGCCGTGGACGGCCGCGTGATGATGGACTTGGTCGGACAGCGGGTCGTCGCGTGGATAGACCAGAACTTCCGCGCAGGCGGCCTGGAACGCCCCTGGGCGCCGCTGTCGCCCAACACCGTTGCCGCGCGTCGCAAAGGCCGCGGGGCCGGGACGGCGCAGCCCCTGCGCGACACGGGCCGCATGGCACAATCGTTCGTCCCGGGGGCGCCCGATTCGGCCTACGCGCTCGGCGTGAACGACGTCACGGTCGGGACCAACGACCAGAAGGCCGTCTTCCACCAGTTCGGGACGCGGCCGTATGTCATCCGGCCGAAGGCCCGGAAGTTCTTGCGGTTCATCACGGCCGCCCCGCAGGGCGCAGGCCGTGGGAAACCACGTAAGGCGCGGCGCGGGTTCTATGCGTTCGCGCGGGAAGTCCACCACCCCGGCATTCCCGCGCGGCCGATGCTACCGTCTGAACCACTCGCGCGGCAACTGGCCGAAGACACGCTGCAGGCGTACGTCGACGAGGTGGTCCGCCGCCGTGGGTAGGGTGGCCTACCACGCCGTCGCCGAAGCCATCGCCAATATCCTGCTCGCCGACCCGACCTTGGCCGCGCGGGCCATCCGCGTGGTCGTCGATGAAGGGAACGCGCTCGGCCCGGAACTATGCCCGTTCGTCAACGTCCGCCCAGCGCGCCGTGAATTGCCCGTCGCCATCCAGCCCATCGCGGCGCATACCGTGGCGCGGTTCCTGGTGACCTACACGCTGGAATGCTGGGAGTTCAGCCTAGACGGCATGGCCAAGGCCGCGCAGTTGCGCGACGAACTGCTCGCCGATGTGGAAGTTGCGTTGCTGGGGAACTCGTCGCTCAACCAAACCGTCACCGAATCGTGGCTGGCGGGCGGCACGTTCCTGGAATCGGACCAAGACACCCTGCGCGGCGGCACGGTCGACCTCGTCGCCGACGTGCGGGCGACCACGGCATAGGAGGTAGACTGCGATGCCCTATGGGGCCGCTGGACATGTTGGGATTGCGAGGGAAACGACCTGGGGCACGCCGGTCGCCGTGGCCAGCGGCGACTTCGCCTACGCGATGTCGGAGAACGTCACGCTGGCCATCGACCGCTTCGACACGGAGAACATCGTCGGCACCCGGGCCGAACCGGACGACACCGCCGGCTTGCGGCGCGTGGAAGGCGACCTCGTCGCGCAGGGGCACCCAGAATTCCTGCGCCAGGCCCTGCGCGGGCTGACGAACTCTGGGTCGGTCACCGCTGTCCTGTCTGGGGTCCTGCACAAGTTTACGTTCCTGTCCCCGACCGGAGACGCCAGCACGAGCGCGCCATTCCCGTCCTACACGCTGGAAATTTTCCGGGACGTCACCTCATCCCAGCGGTACGCCGGGGCGCAGTTCGGACGCGGTACATTCGCCGTGCAGCCCAACCAGGACCTGCGCCTGACGCTGGGCGTCGTGGCGAAGACCACCAGTGTCATCGCCAAAAGCGCGCCGACGTTCCCCGCCTCGCCCACCGACCCGTTCACCTGGGACAGCGCGAGCCTACAAATCGCCGGGGCGGCGGTGGCGAACATCGAGGCGTTCACGTTCGTGCTGGACGGGCAGGTCGAGGGCGTCCCTGCGCTGAACAATACGGCGGAAGTCGCGTTCATGCGCGCCCGCGGCCCGCAGACCGCGCGCCTCACGGGCACCATCGGGTTCGACAACCAGACCGAATATGCAAATTTTGTGTCGCAGACTGAGCAGGTGTTCAAACTGTCGTTCTTCAAGGCGTCGTCGTTCGCCCTCACGTTCGAATGGCCACGGGTGGTCTACACCGCGTTCCCCTTGGGCATGCCAGGGCGCGAGCGGCTGACGGTGGCGTTCGAAGGCCGGGCGCGGTACTTAGTGAGTTCGGCCACCGCGTACTGGATTGACCTCACCACGCTCCCGAAGTCATCCTTCTGAGGAGGCGTCACCCATGGACATCCCCTGGCAAATCGCGGTGTGGCTGCTCGGACAGGCCGCCGCCGTCACCTGGGTGGTGAACAAACTGAAAGCGCTCGCGTTCATCGGGAACACCCCGCACGGCCCGACCATCGCGGCCGGCGTCGTCAACATCGTCGGCATCCTCGTCGGCGATTACGTGTTGCGGACCGTGCCGACGAGCGTGGCGGCCGCGTTCGCGCAATTCGTCGCCGCCGTCATCGCGGGGCTGGCCAGCACGGGCGTTTACGAGGCCACCAAGCCCGCCGCCTGACCATGGCCACTGAGTTCGACATCGTGTTCGACGTCAACGGCAAGCGCGTGGACCTGCGTCAGGCCTTGCCGCTGCGGCAGGGGACGCTGGAGGATTTGGAGGACGCCGGCGTCCCGTTCGACGGGCAGCGCATGACCATCAAGCAGGTCGGGACCTACCTGCATATCATCCTGCGCGCCGCGAACCCGGAGGTCACGCGCGACGACGTTCGCGCCATGACACAGGCCGATATCGGCGCCGTCGCGGCGGCCATCAACAAATTTCAGGCCGCCGCCGCTCCGGTCGTCCCGGCTTGACGCCCTGCATGTGTTCGCATCCGTCTATGGCTGGACGCGCGACGACATGCGGGCGCACACGCCCGAGGACCTCAACTACCTGCTGATGAAAATCCGCAAGGATGCGGAGCGATGGCGGACGTAGCCCTCCGGTTCACCACGACCGGCGCGGCGGAAGCCATCCAGTCCTTCAACCAAGTCGCGCAGTCCAGTCAGCGGTTCGCGTCGACCTCGTCGCAGACCCTGACCCAGGCCCGCGTCGCCACGCAGGCGTTCAATTTCGTGTTGTTCGACATGGCGCGCATCGCGCGGATGACCGGGGGGACGGCCGGCAAGGAATTCGCGGACAGCCTCGAAACGGCATTCGTCGCGGTGTCCACGGCCCGCGGCGCGGTCGCGGCCTACCGCGGCGTGCTGCAAAGCCAGGAATTGATTACCAAAGCCGTGACGGCAGCGACGCTTGCCTTGAATACGGCGACGGCCGCCATTCTGTCCCCGATGGGGTTGACGTTGCTCGCGGTGGGCGGCGTCGTCGCCGCCTATTTAGCGTATGAGGAACACCTCCGCCGGACGCAACAGGCCCTGAAAGACACCACCACGGCGCAGGAACAAAACGCATTAGCCATTGTCAACACGGGCCAAGCGCTCGACCTGACGATGTCTGCCCAGGAACGCCTCGCACTTGTCATGCGTGGGGTGAACCGCTTCTGGGCGGAACAAGCGGCGCGCAGCGCGGACCTGCGCGACCGTTTGGCCGAAGAAGCGGCAAATCGGGCTGCTGCCGCCGCCGCACAGGAACATGAAATGCAGCAGTGGCTCATCAACAGCGTCCCGGTGCTGCGCGGGCAGCAGGCCATGACGGACCGCTGGGTGGCCATCGGCAAGGCGGCGGAGGACGCCGCGCGCAAGCAGAAACAGGTCGGCGTGGACAGCGAGAAAGCCCTGTTCGACATCGGCATCCAGGCCCTGAACACCTACACGGAAACACAGAACGCGGCATCCGACGCGGCGGACGTGCAGGCGTTGTCGGCGGCGGACGCGGCGCTGATGGCGAAAAACTCGTGGGTCGAATCGCAGAACGCGCAGGCGGACGCGGCGCTGGATGCACAGCAGCGCATCCAGGCCGGCGTGGAAACGATGTTGGCGGGCGTCTTGAAGGTGACGACGCAAGGGACCGACCTCTTCAGCCAACTGTGGGTGGCGGCGGCGAACGCGGCCATCGAACAACTCGCGCTCGTGCAGGCGGCGGCGTCGTTCATCACCGGCATCCTCGGCGGTATCTTCCCGTTTTTGTTCCTGCAGCGAGGCGGGTCGTTTATCGCCACGCGCCCGACGCCGATAATGGTCGGCGAAGCGGGCGCGGAACGCGTCACGGTCAGCCCGCTGGCCGGGGCGTCCGCTGCGGGCGGGGCCGGGCTGACGGTCAATTTCAACGCGCCGCAGTTCTGGGACGAATACACGTTCGACAACTTCGCCCGCCGCGTGGGGCGCCTCCTGACGGCCGGCCCGGTCGGGCGCGTGGGCTGACGTGGCCACGCCCACCTACGAAGTCGGCGTCGAATTCGTCGCGGGGAGTTACACGAACCTGTCGTCCTATTGCCTGCGCGTCGGCGTCACACGCGACCGCGCGACCATCTTCGACTCCCTGTCCCCCGGGCGGTGCGACCTGCTCCTGGACAACAACGCGGGGTTGTTCAGCCCGGAGAACGCCGCCTCGCCGTACGCGCCGAACCTGAAACCGAACAAGCGGGTCCGCATCCTCGCCATCCACAACGTCACCACCTACCAACTGTTCGCTGGGTTTGTCGACGCGTGGGCGCCCGACCCAGAATTGGCACGGCGCACGGCGCGGATGCAGGCCACCGACCGCGTGAAGGACCTCGCCCGCCGGCGCATCGACACGTCCATCGCGGTCGACATCGCCCCCAGCAGCCTCGCCACCGACGTGCTGTCGGCGGCGGGGGTGGCGGCGGCCGACCGCAGCGTGGATGTGTTGCCGCCGTGGGACCTCATCCCGTTCGCGTGGTTCCGCGAATACGAGCCCGTGCGCGCGCTGGAAGACATCGCCCGGTTCGGGTATTCCCACCTGTGGGTCGACGGCGCCGGTCGGGTCAACCTGCGCACGCGCTACCTGGACCTGGGCAGTTCGGCGGTGGCCAGTTACGTCAATGACTTTTTCGGGTTCGGCTACACCCTGTCCGACGACCAAGTCGTCAACGCCATCAAGGTCCAGGGGACCCCGCGGCGCATCGCCTCGTCCGTGCAGACGGTGGCGTGGCTGCAGGAGGTTCCCACAATCTCCGCGTCGTCATCCGTGGGATTCTGGCTCACCTACCTCGACCCGGACTCGTTGGAACGCGACACGCCCGCGCAAAGCGTGTCGGTGACGCGGAGCGCGGATTACATCCTGAGCACGATTAGCGGGTATTTGGTGCCGACCGACCCGTTTTTCGGGTTGTTCTCGTTCGACCGCACGGCGACGGCGTCCGCCAGCGTCACGTTTTTCGGCACCACGGCGGTGGCGACGGTCTTCAATGGGTCGTCGGACCAGACCTACCTCAACAAATTCCAGGTCCGCGGCTACAGCATCCAGCGCCAGCCCGACATCCTGCGACAATCGGCGACCGCCAGTAGCCAAACCCTCTACGGCGTCCGGAACCTGTCGCTGCAAAGCGACTTCATCGGCAAGTTCCAACACGCCCAGGACTACGCCGATTTCCTGGTGCTGCAGCGCAAGGACCCGGTTCCTGACGTGACGTTCGCGCTGAAGAACGTCTTCCCAGACGTCCTGGCGCGGGAGTTGGGGGACCTCGTCTACCTCGTGGAATCGAACACGGCGGTGGGCACGGGGTTTGTGGTCACGGGATTGGCGCACGACATCGCCCTGGTGCGTGGCCTGGAGCACACGACGACCTACGCGGCGCACCTGCAGGAAACAGGGCCGTGGCTGGTGCTCGACCACGCCACGCTCGGGAAACTAGATTCGGGGAGAGAGCTGGCATTTTGAGAATCACGGATGAGGAACTGGCCAAGATTCTTGAACAGCGCAAGCGGCGCGACCACGATGCCTATATGATTGGTGTGGCGACGGCGGAGTGGCGACGATTAGTGCGATTGGCCGAAGAGCGTATTGAGAAATCTGAGGACATCGAGCGGGCCGATGGGGAACAGATTCTGCGGAATCACCATCTTGACCCGGCGGCAGGTGAATACCGCATCGAACCAGACGGAAGAATCACGCGCCTTGTCGAAGGAACATATGTGGCCATCGAATGAAACGTTGCACGAAATGCCGCCGTTGGAAACCATTTGTCGCATATTCCCGCGACAGACAGAGGTACGACGGATTATGCCCATCATGCCGCGCCTGTGGACGCAAGGCATGGCGATTGTTGAAGGCACGACATCCAGAACAAATCCGCGCTGCGAATAGGATGGCTTCGGCACGATACCGTCAGCGGTATCCTCGTCGCCGATTGGAAAGTCAACGTCGTTACCGAAGGCGGTATGCCACGAGGTTGCGTGTTGAATCGCGCCTGCGTGCGCGTCGTCGCTATCGGCGAGCCCGCAAGGCGCAGGCGATTGGTTGGTACGGAATCCACGATGTCGCGCGTATCTACGCGACACAACGCGCACAGTGTTTCTATTGTTGGCGGCAATTGCATGGGCGTTTTCATGTAGACCACAAGATTCCATTGGCCCGCGGCGGGACGAATTGGCCAGACAACATCTGCTGCGCCTGTTCGTCGTGCAACCTTCGAAAACACGCCAAGACCGCCGCGGAGTTTGCGTGGGGATGGAGGCGTTGACCTGGGATGGCGTATTCATTCCAGACTTTCTAGCGTGGGCCAAGTGCTCACGGCGGCCCAAATGAATCAGGTCGAGGTCGGATAAGTTGGCCTCGTAACCCCGCTATATGCTGGAACAGCCGGGTATCCCGACGTACCGGAGTCGGTGACAATCGTCGGGTGCGGCCAATCAGCAGGGAAGTCCATCGGGACCCCTCAGAGACTACATGCGGGGGCTGCGGAATCTCGCAGTAAGATATAGTCCAATCTCGTTAGCGATAACGAGGATTTTCCAGCAATATCCGCGACCACATCCATGGCGTGGCGGGTGTGCTCGACCCGCAGACACTCAAACCGCAGGCGGCGAGTACCTATGATTTGGGGACGTCAGCGCTGACGTGGCGGACCATCTACGCGGATACGGGGAATATTAGCAACCTACCCGACACGCCGGGCGACCGGGATATCGCGAATACGTTCATCGTGGCCAGTGCGAACGTGACCGGCGGCGCGTTGGCCGACATCGACACATATTGGACGATGCGGGCTGGGATCGTCGGGACGAGTTTAGTTCGGACTTCCCCCGTGAGCCGAGGGATTGTGGACCTCATCGCCGATGGCGGCGACAGTGCTGATCTCATCACCAAAAAGACGGCGCATGTCGGGGAATGGGGCAGCATCAGTTACGAAGCGTGGGTCTTCTTCCCTACCCTCGACACCAACTGGCGCGCGAATTCGGCGGGCATTCTCATCGGGTTGGCGCAAGCGGGCGGACTGCTGACGACATTGCTCTCGGATTTCGCCGCTTGGACCATGGTGAACAGCGGGAAGTTGCGACCCCAACAGAAAAAGGAAGGGACGGGTACCGATGGGTCTGACATTAACGTGGCCGTCAATACATTCCATCAATTCAAGGTGATCGCCAAGCCGAACAGTATTGACTATTATTTCAATGGGTCGTTGCAGCAAACGCTGACGACAAATATCGTCAGCCGTGCCGTGCTCGGGATGACGCACGTGTCCCGCGTGCTCGGGGCCGCCCAAAGCGATATCCTGCTCGAGTACGCGCGGTTCAAGGTCTCATCATCGTGATTCGGTCTGCTGGCTTGGGTGATTATTCGACGCGCTGGTTGACCGGCGTGGTGGAAATGATGTCCAGCGGGAACTATGGATTGACCCCGACCATGACGGTCTATGACATGACCTTCACGGTCAACAGCACGATATGATTCGCTACACGGGCACGGATTCGGCGGACGCGCTGCGGTTCATGCGCGGCCCGGGCGACCTGTGGCAGGACACGTCCACGACGCCACCGACGCTGCGCATGCTGCGGTCAGCAAACCCCGCGCTGTGGGCGCGCCTCGCCCACGCCGCGACGGTCCCGGCCCTGCAGCCGCCGCCACTGGACCTGCCGCCCCGGCCGCCGGCGGCCCCGGACAGCGCCGCGTTGATGCCCACCTACATCAACAGTTTCCTGCTGCCCCCGCTGGGCCAAGCGATGGTCAGCATCGTCAACCGCACCAACGACCTCACCGACGCCGTGGCGCGGCTCATCGCGCTGCTGCGTGACGGCGGGATGGCCGACTGATTCGCCATGGGGTGGATGGATGCCGTGGCTGCTCCAAATCCCCGAACCGCAACTGTTCGATTGGCTGACCCGCTACGGAGCGGCCGGCGTGCTCGCCGCCGCCGTCATCGCGTTCCTGATGGGATGGATTGTCCCCGGCTACATCAGTAAGCAGAAAGACCAGGACATCGCCGTCTTGCGCGCGTCCGTGGACGCGCTGCAGAAAGAACTAACCGAGCAAATCCGGGTCAACGCGCAGGCCGCGACCATGGCGGACAAGATGCGCGAGGTGGCCCGGACCGTGATGCGGGAAACGTCGGGTGGGGGATGATACCGCCGCGCAGAAGGGGCGGAGTATGCAGATGGTAAGACGCCGAGGGAAGAAGGAGGACGAACCCGTGCCCGTGACGTTACCTGATGACGTCATCCAGACGCTCAACGACGCGAAGAAATCGCGCGAGGACCTGGAAAAGAAACTGGACGAGAACGCCTTGGCCGACGGGCTGCGGAAGGCCCTTCGGGACGAATGACGGCCTTCGAAGTTTCGGCGACCTTGGCCGTGGCGCGCATCCTGCCGATGTCGGCGTTCCTCATCGGCTACCGTGGCCGCCTGCTCGGTCCATGGCAGATTTTCCTGCGCGGCCTCGCGGGCGTGACCATTATGGACGGCGTCGCCACCATTCTCCTGGTCCAGCATCCCGCCATTCGCGCCATTGATGTGACGGTCATCAGTCCCTGGTTGCTATGGGCGTCGCAGGGCGCCCGCGCGCTGGCGGCCCTGGGGTCGTGGTGGTTGCTGGGCCTGTTCTGGTGGACCACGCGGCGGCGGCCATGACTCTGGTGACGTTGAAGTCCGACGTCCAGTTGAAGGCGCTCGACCCGCGCATGGTCCTCGCCGACCTCGTCGTGGCCGCCCTGTTCGCCGCCCGCGGCTACGACTGCCAAATCACGTCTGGCACCGACGGCGCGCACATGGTCGGCTCCAAACACTACCTGGGGCTGGCGCACGACTACAAGACGTTTCACGTCGACGCCGCCGTCCTGCCCGCGCTCATCGTCGCCATCGCCGCCGCGCTGCCAGGCTACGACGTGCTCTACGAAGCCCCGACGAAACCGCCCGCGTTGCCGCAGAGCCTCTATTGGCCAAGCCCGCAACCGCACGTGCATGTGGAGTTTGACCCGCACGCCTACGTCGTGAGTTAGATGGACCCTGGCCAAGTCCCCTACGCCATCGCGCTGTGGCTGATTGGCCAGCCGTTTGTGGTGCAGGCCATCGTGAACTGGCTGAAGGTCAACCCGTGGGTCAAGCGCAACCCGCGCACGACCGCGATGCTGCTCAACCTCGCGGGCGCCGTCGTGGGGGAAGCCTTGTTTCAGCAGTTGCCGGGGGACCTGCGGGCGGCGCTGGTGACGCTCGTCGCGGCGGTGACGCAGGGGTTCGCCAGTTCTGGCATCCACGAATGGATTGACTTCAAGCCGTCACCCGCCCCGACCCCGTTGCCGCCGCGATGAACCGCACCTGCGGAAGGCCGGTCGGCATTATGGCCGCGTCTTCGGGTAGTCCGTGACGCGGATGCTGGGGAACCCCTCGCGTGGTTCGCTGACCGTGTTGGCCAGCCCTTCGAGCGCGGCCGCGATGCGTTCCAGGGCGGCGAGGATACCCTTCTGGATGTCTGGGTCCATCATCGACCACCTTGGAGGTAGAACCTGAAGGCTGCGTGCGCCCGGTCCCACGTCGCGTATCCGATTCCATTGTTCCTGATGCTGTTGAATCCCGCGTGACCCATCGTGATGAAGTAGCGGTGCGTTTCCGCGTTCTGCTTCACTGCTTCCTGGCAATGCTGGTTCCGGCAGATGTCGCCGGGGTGGGTGCTGGTCAGGTACTCGGGTATGGTTGCCATCGTCTGTTCCCTCCCCTGGGTGCTTCCCTCTCTGGTATAAAGATAGCATAGGTAGAACCCCCTGTCAAGGGGTCCCACCCATCACATTCCCCGCGTTTTGGCGGGTTTTCTGAGGTTTTTGGGTTTAGGGCTGCCGGAAGACATCCAGCAGCGGCACGGGTCCGGACCCCGTCACGACGGTCGGCATCTTGCCGTCCCATTTCTCGATGGCGGCCAGCAACGCCTCGACGCGGCGCAGTTGGATGAGTTCGGGGGTGACGACGGCCTGCTGCAGGCGCAGCCCTTCGGCCTGGGCCTTGGCCTGCTCGATGCGCTGCTGGGCTTCGAACTTCACCCGTTCCAGGGTCCGCTGCGCCTCCAGCGCGCGTTGCTGCGCGGTCACCTTGGCCTCGATGGCGTCGTTGAAGGATTTGCTGAACTCGAAGTCGGTGATGGACAGCGCCTGTGCGGCGATGCCGAACTTGGACAGCCGCTGCTCCAGGATGCGCTCGATGCGGTCGCGGACGGCTGGCCGCTTGGTAATGAGTTCTTCCGCCGTGTATTCCGCCGTGGCCGCCTTCACGGCCTCCTGGATGGCCGGCTTGACGATGCGCGCGATGTAGTCGTGCCGCAGGTTCTGGTAGACGGTCACGACCGCCGCGGGGTCGAGCGCGAAGTTCAGCGTGACCTTGGTGTGGACGTCCTGCAGGTCGCTGCTGGCGGCCGCCGCGTCCGTTTCGTACGCCTCGGTCTGGATGCTCATAATGGCCACGCTCGTCACGGCGGGCATGATGGCGAATAGGCCGGGGTCCAGCACCTGCCCCGTCGGCGCGCCGAACCGCAACACGACGCCGCGGTAGCCCGCCGGCACCTGCCCGAACGCCGACACCAACGAAACCGCGCCGACCCAGACCACGACGGCCAGCACCAGCAGGGTCGGGTTGATGTGATGCCGCGGCTCAACGCGGTAGGCGCGGAGGCCGATGGCCACCGCCACCGCCGTCCCCGCCAGGAATATCAGCAGTTGAATCGCCCACATGGGATTTCCGCTCCTTCCATTGGACCAGCGTGTTGACGATGTAGACCAGGCTGCTCACCAGGACCGCGGCCGCGACGAGGATTTCGAACAGCCGCATGGGTCACGTCCCGCCGCCCGTGTCGATGACGCGCCATGCGCCGTTGTTGATGCGCCACTGCCGCCCGTCGGCGATGATGGTGATGGTGATATCGTTGATGTTCGCCGTGCTGACGATGTTCGCCGTGCTGATGATGTTCGCCGTGCTGACGATGTTCGCCGTGCTGACGGTGACCGTCATGGGGGCGACGGTGACCGCCCATTGGGGATTGACCGTCATGGGGGCGACGGCCGCCCGCGCGGCGTAGTTGGCGTTCGCCAAGAGCCGATGCGGGTCGACGCGCGCCAGGAACCACAGCGCGTAGATTTGGTCGGCCACCGGGAGCCGCGAACGGCCGTCCGTCAGAAAATCCGCGCGGTCGTCGACGGCGTAGACGCAGCAGTCGCCGATGGGCCGGCCGTCGTCTTGACTGACGACCGACATCTTCGCGTTCGCGGCCACGCGGACGGCCGCCCGCGCGAGCGCGGTTTGGCCGAGGAAGGTTTTGTAGGTGCCATCGGGGATGGGGACGTCCACGAAGCCGCGCAGTTGGAACGTGGCGTAGGCGGCCGTCCCCATCCGTTTCCGTAGGAACCGTTCGGCCCGCAGGTCCGCGAGCCACGGGATAGTAGGCATCATGGTGCTGCCCAGGTCCATCGGCCTTTTTGGAACAGGACTTTGGCATTCACGCGCGCGATGGCCCATAGCGCGTAAATCTTGTCGCCTACCGGAAGCCATCGGTCGCCATCATTATCCCGTTCCCCAACGACGTAGACGCAACAGTCGCCGAGGCAAACTCCGGTGTCGCGGATGACGACGGTCAATTTCGCGCCATGAGTGACGCGCAGCGCCGCGTTCACCAACCGACGCGGGCGCGAACACACCGGGCATGGGCATCCTCCGCCGCTGGCATAGCGGCCGTCTGGGAGGGGGATGTCGACATGGCCGGACGCGAGAAACGCCCGCCACGCAACGTCTCCCATCCGACGCTCCAAAAACGCGGCGGCCCGCGCTTCCGCCGTTTCTTCATCGGCCGTCATGCGTTCGCCGCCCGAAGCAAGGCCTGGGGGTCGACGCGCGCCAGGAACCAGAACGTGAACACGCGGTCGGCCAGCGGGATGGACCGAAGGAAGTTCTCATCCGTCGGCGTCCCCAGCACGACGTAGACGCACAACGAAACGCACAGGTTGTTGGTCCCCTGATGCACGATGTTGACGGTGCCGCCAGCCGTGACGCGGATGGCCCCATGCTGCACCAGGCGCACGCCGCCCATCGGACCGCCCAGACGGTACTGGTCGTCCGGGATGGGGACGTCCACGTAGCCGCGCTCGACGAGCGCGTCGAACGCGTCCGTCCCCATCCGCGTCTTCAGGAATTCGGTGGCACGCCCGTCGGGCGTGTCGGTGAACAGATACGGCACAGACTGTTTACCCGCCCACCAGCCGCGGCAGGACTACGATTTCCTCCGCCTCCGGGTCGATGGTCCTGACGACCTGTTGGGTGTCCTCGCGGTAGGCGAGGCGCCCCTGGGCGAGCGCGTCGGCCAGGACCTTGTCCGCGCGCGCCACGTCCGCAGGGTCAGCGCGGTTGTATTCCACCGTGGTGTGCCCGCTGCGGTCGAGTACGATGAGCCGTCCTGTCTTCATCTGGGTTCCCCTCCCCTTGTCGGGTCGTGCGGATGGGTGGTGCCGCGTGCCAGATGCCGCCTATCCGTGCGGCGTGTCACCTCCCGTCACGGCGTCGGACAATGTCGCGCCGCGGTAGGACGTGCTCGATGCCGTGCTGCCCGCCGTAACCGCCAAATTCGTGAAGGCCGATGTTGACGAGTCCGACATCGACCACGCGGGTTGGTATTGTTTCCGCCTTTGCGGGAAGTTCGGTTGGGACTTCAGCAATTCCCGCACGGACGGCTCTTCCCCTATCGTCGGCTTCGCCTCCGCCCGTTTCCCTTGCGGGACCGGGAGAGGCGCCTTCAGAAAGGCCGGATGATGACCTCAATTTCGTCCAGCCGCCCGTCCAGGTATTCTTGCGGGATTTCCCGCGCGGCGATGAGCAGCGCCTTGCTGTCGTCGGCGGCGACGATGCGCTTCGGGTCCACCAGCACGGTGGTCATGGGCTTCTTGCCCGCCTCTTCCTCCGCCTTGGTCGGCTGGCTGTGGTGCAGGATGGCGAACTCGAACAGTTTGCCCAGCATCTCCATTCCCCCCTCTTTTCATGTACCCCTAACTATCATTAGCGGCACATTACCGAACACTCGGATGCCCGAGTTGTCGGTCCCGTTCCGTCCGCTGGTTGGTCACGTCCATCCATACCAGCGCCCACGTCACACCAACCAATGCGATACCGAGGATGGCTAGCGCCACCCATAGCGTGCGCTGGCCCAGGTATTGCTGCGTGCAGAGGAACGGCAGGTTCTTGGCGTAGACGAGCACGGGGTCAAGGCGCTGCACGTAGTCCCCGACGATGGCGTCGCACTTCGCGATGGCGTCCCACATCAGCCCCGCCTCCGCAGGAGCCGCCGCCAGGCGCGCTGCAGGCCGTCCTCGTCCCCGTCCGGTTGGAATCCCAGCGTTTCCGCCGCGCGCTCCGTCAATCCCAACGCCCGGAGCCCCCGTTCATATCCGTACAACGGTGCCGTGAGGGTGTCCGTGGGCGCCCGCCCAAAGATATGGCCCAGGATGCAGAACTCGCCATCGCCGATGTTGAAGTCCGCCCGCACGACGAGTTTCCGCCAGTGCGGGATGCGACGGTCCAGGAACTTCGCGCCGCGTTCGGCCATCCGGTCTTCCTTGGTCTTCACCGTTTCGCCCCCTTGTCGGTGGCGCCCAAATGGAACGCCACCGCAACCACCGTGAACGTCCACGCCGCCACTAACACCACGGCCGCGACCACTTGGCGTTCGTGTGCCGTCACGCCCACCAACATGCCAAACGCCACGAGCATCATCACGCGGGACAGCAACAGCCAATTCACGCCCCAGCCCACCAGCGGTTGACCTTGTCTTCGTTCACGCCGTCCTCGTGTAGTTGGACGCCGTGGCCATGAACTGCGCCTTCCATGCCCAGTCGTCCATGACGTACATGGCGAAATCCGATTCTGTCATGTCGATGGTCGGTCCAGTGTGCATCGTGAGCATCCGGATGACGCGGTCGTAATCCTTGGTATGGTCTTCCGGCCGCGGCCAGGACACGTACAGGTGCGCTGGCATCCGCCCGGCCCGCAGGTCCGCGACGATGCGGTCCAATTCCTCGACGGCCTTGGCCCGGAATCCCTCCAGGGCTTCCTCGAAGACGGCGCGGTGCTTGGTTCGGTTGTCGCGGATGACGACGAGGAGTGTCTGGATGTCCGCCGTGATAGTGTTCATGCCCCGGCCCACCGGATGTGCTGCGTCTTGGCCAGCCGCGCGAGGCGCGCCCGCACCTCCAGCGCGGCCTCGATGCGCAATCGCCCGCTGACCGTGTAGCCCTTCGGGTAGTTGTAGCGCCGTTTCTGGACGCGAAAGGCGTTGTTCAACGTGTCCTTGCGTTCGGTCGTGCATTGGTTGCACCGCACTGTGCGCGTGCCGTTGCGCCATTCCAAATACCACCAGTTATGTCCTAAATCGCGACAAGCAGCGTACTTCAATGGGTAATCCGTCAACCCAGGCATGTGTGGCTCCTCTCTTTCCAAATAGTGCCCGCGACGATTCTTCGGACATGTCGGCCATTCGCTGGCAATCCGAATTGGAGAGCAATCGTGCGCGAGGTTCTCCCCGTCGCCGCCGCTGCCCGAATGCTGCGGACCATCTCCCACGTCAACCTCGCTTGTGGGTGGTGTTCTCCATTGGCACTTCTGCCTTTTGCCGCCATGTCCGCTTGGTTGTGGGCGACGGTGCCGAGGAACAAATGTCTAGGATTGACGCACAGCCTGTTGTCGCAAGTATGGCATACGAAAAATCCCGGAAGCACGATGCCTCCGTGCAACATGAACGATAGGCGATGGGCGAGCGTCGGGCGGCCGTCAAGATTCAATTCCCCATATCCCTTGCTCATCACCGCGCCATGCCATAACCAGCACGCATTCGCTCCGTGCCGTTCGACTTTCGTCCAAAAACGTTCCGCGACGGTCATCCCTGTTTCCCTCTCACGGTGACGTCGGCGGGATAGCCGATGTACGTCCGTCGCACCCCGTCCACCGTCGCGACGATGAGCACCGACCCGTCCGACCCGTAGGGCGCCACGACCGCGTCAGAAGACGCCGCCGCCACGTCCGCGAACTTCGGCGCTTTCCGCGCGGAGGAGCGACGCTCGCCATTGTCGGACGGCCATTTCCCGGATGGGGACCCAGTCTTTTTCCACGTGTAATAAGCGTTTTGGACCGCGCTCGACGTCGGCAACTTCCAGTGGGTGGTCACCGCTTTCAACATCTCCCGTTCGCTCCCATACCGCGCCCGCATGCGTTGCAGCACTGGCATGAACGCCGCGTTGTGGGGGTCCTTCCAGTCCACGTACTGTTTCCCGGCCCTCATGGAGAAATGCGGCGCGGGCAGGTCCTTCACTTTCGGGATGTCCAACGCGTCCGGCAATGACTCGGTGCGTTTTTCGTCCACGGCGTCACCCATCGCGTTTCTACCTCCGCTATGATTCTACCACCCTTGTCAAGACCCTGCTTCCCCCACGACTCCAGGGGCGTCTGGGTCCTGCCAGACCACCCGCAACGCCCGCGCCTTCACGGGGTCGTGCTCCAAGTAGCCCTTGCGCGCGAGCGCGACGAGGTGTTGTTGCGTCGTCGCCGTGGACCGCAGGCCGAGCATCCGCGACAGTTCGCGCACCGTCGGCGGGTAACCGTTGGCCCGGAGGTGGTCCCGGATGGCGCGCAGGACCTCGCGCTGCCGCCGCGTCGGCCCGCCGTTGTTGCGCGCCGTCACGTTTTCCACGCGCCCTGGCCCACGGCTTCCACGCGCGTCTGCGTATAGGCGGCGTTCGAGTCCCCGCCTTTCGCCAACAAGGCGAGGAACCGCAGCAGGAATCGCCGACGCGCCGCCAGCCGGGGGATGTTGTCGTTGATGTATTGCAAGTCGACGAGCACGCCGTCCCCCACGCCGTAGAATCGTTCCAACCGCCGCCGCGCGTCGCGCAACTCCATGGCCCGAATCGACACGCCATCGGCCTGGACCCCGCTCAATAGCCGCCGCAGGCGCGCGGACCGCGGCATCGCCGCCACCAGCCCGCCGATGACGCATTGGCGTGTGCCATCCGCGCTGAAATACCGGAACCGCAACGCCGCGTCGCCCCGCACCACCGCTTCCATCTTCTCGAATTTCGGTTTCGGGTTCATGCGACCATCCCCCGCAGTTCGCCGATGATGTCCTGCAGCCGCGCCTGGATGCCCGGCAGGTCGTCCCGGTCCGCCGCGGCGATGTTGGCCGCGAGCGCGTCCGCTTCGTCCAGCAGGACCTCCGCGCGCAGCGCGCCCGTCAAGCCCTTGAACCCGTTCACGGCGCCACCGTCCGCGGCACTTCCAATATCGCATGCTCGACCGCGCGTTCTTTGGTGTAGCCGACGGCGAGGTACTGCAGGGCGCGCGCCATCCGCGAATAGTCCCCCACCGTCTTCTGGGGGCTGCCCACGCGCGCCCACAGCCACGCGGTCGACTCCCGCGCGAGGCCTAATTTGGCGATATAGTCGCGGCAGACCGCGAGCAGCCGGTCCGCGTCGTTGGGGGGTGGAGCCCCCGCCTCGGCGCGGCTTTCCCCAGGGGATTGCTGGTCCGCCGCCACCGTGGCCACGAGCGCATCCACGGCCGCTGCGGCCGCCGCGACCTCTTCCGGATTGCCCAATTCCGATAACCCTTTGCCCACCTTGTCCCGCACTGCCGCCCGCACCGCCTCCGGCGCCACACCGTTCGCCCGGGCGCGCGCGAACAACGCGGCCCATTCGCTGCGGCCCATGCTGCCGGCGACGACGAAGTCCGTTGGGTCCAGACCGGACCGCCGCAGCATCCGCTGGATTTCGCGGGCCACGCGCTTGCGGTCGTAGGCTTGGTGACCCTCCAGCGCGCGCCGTTCCGCCTTCTGCAGCGCGGCGTAGGCCGTGTGGCGATTGACGTAGGGTTCCTCCACGACCGCCCATTTCCGTTTGTCCGTCTTCCGGTCGACGGCGCAGGTCACGACGCGCACCCAAGCTTTCCCCTCCCGCTGGAAGTGTTCGACGACGGGCTGCTGCTCGGAAATGTCCAGGTCCGCGCGGCCGGCACGGTTCACGACGCGGTCCACCAACTGCCGCACGAAATCGACGTTCGGGCCGACGACCAGTTTGTTCAATCGCTCGTCGCGGTAGCAGTAGAGGTACGATTCGGCGAATTCCTGGCCGCCCGCGAAGGCGGTGGCCAAGGCCTTGTCTTCGGCTTCTTCCGAGGACGCAGCCTCGACGGGCAGCAACGGTGCCTGCAACGCAGGTGCGCCGCGTGGTGCTGTCTTACTAGGCATGACGTCCATTCCCATGGGATGAATAGGCAATCCAGTTTTCGTATCGGTCCCATTCATAGACCAACCACCAGCCGCGAAGGAATCGCCAAATCGCGCGCAACCGTTTCATGGTTGCTCCTCATACGCTCCGCAGGTGCAGCGGTCGCCGTCGGCCGCGCACCACGTCGGCGTGACGTGCTCCGCGCGCGTGTGGCCGCAACTGCCGCAGACCGTGAAGGGAAGCGATGGCCGGGCTTGCCGGACGGGAGAGTCGAACTGTCCGTTCGCGCCCGCGTGAGCGCGTCCACCGATTGCGTCCTGCCCGGCCAAACTCGCCATGGCTAGAACTTGAACCCCAGCCCCGCGAAGAACGCGCTGGACCCGCCGCCCCCGGTGACGCCCAGCGTCACGTATTCGTTGCGGGCGAACGCGTAGTCCAACCCGGCGGTGTAGACGAGTTCCGACGCGCCGCCGATGCTCGCCCAGCCGAGGCTGCCGCGGAACGTCACCTGCTCGTTGGTCTTCCGGGACGCGCCGACGCCCAGGACGATGCCGCTGGCGCTGCCGCTCGCCGTCCCGCTGCTGGCCGACAGCGACACGAACTCGCCGAACAGGTACGGTTCGACCGTCGGGCTGGCCGTGGCGGGGTAATACGCGGCGCCGACGCCGAACGCTCGGCCCGTGATGCCGCCGCCGCTAAACGCCGCCAGCCCGATGCCCAACGCCCAGGATGGCGTGGCGCGGTAGCGGAGCGTGAAGTCCACCTCGCTGCCACCAGACGTGAACGGGACCAAGACCTCGAAACTGGATTCGCCCTTCACCCCAGCCGCCTGCGCGGCTGCGGCCTGGGGCGCGAACGACGCCGACACGGCCAGCGCCAAGACCATCGCGAACCATTGCGTTTTCCTCATGGAGTCCTCCCCCGGAAAGTTACGTGCCTACCGATTCTACCTTAGTAGAAGGCTGCCCGTCAACGGGTGGCGTTCGAATCCAGGCGTTAGGCACGGTCGATTTCCTCTTGGATGGACACGGGGTCGCCTTCCGCCAACGTGAACGATTCGCAGCGGCAGTAACTGACCAAGCAGCCGCCGCGGGCATGATGTTCCAGCCGATGACCGCAGGTACATGGCTTCTCGCCGAGGGTTCGCCAAGTTTCGAACATCGTGTCGAGGTGTGTCATCGTCGAGGCTCCTTCGTGGCCAGCACCAGCGCGCGTTCCGCCTCTTCCCACGTCGGCCCGCTGGCCAACGGCACGAACTTGCCCGCCGCGTCCATCAGGCCGAACTCGTACCGCTTGACGCCGTCCTTATCTGCCGTGGCACGCACCGCCGCGCGTTTGCCGCGCAGGCTCCGCGCGAAATCCGACGCCGCGTGCATCCGCTTGGCCGCGTCCTGGGTGGGGCTCATGCGAGCACCTTGACCACGCGGCCGTGTTCCACCAACACCCGCGCGTACCATGTGTGGGGCTGCGGGAAATGCGGGCCTTCGACCGTTTCCTCGCCGTCTTGCTTTGCTGGGAACGGGCCTGGCGAGAACACTTCAACGCGGTGTCCTGTAGCGAGGGCTTCCTTCAACTGCTTCTTCGTCTTGAAATTCGGGCTGACGTACATCCGTCTCGCCTCCCCTGGGAATCTACCTACGCTATCATTATAGCACAGGTAGAACCCTGTGCCAACCCCAGTCCAGCATGGACCAGGGCGGCGGGGCGGGGCAGCCCGCCCTGACCCACGCGTCGCGCATGGCCCGCCAGCGCAGGTAGGCGCGCGCGGCGGCGGGGTCCAGGTCCAGCAGGTGGCGGCGGGCGAATGCTGCGTCAAAGAGGGCGTCGCGCAGGAACCAGCGGAGGTGCGTGGCCTTCTGCCGCAGCGCGGCTTTCAACATCAACCGCAGCGGGACGGGCGGGGTGCCAATCACTTGACCACCTGCTCGCGTCTGAGGTCCTTCATCTCCTCAGCCATTTGTCGCATCATCTTTCGTCTTTCGGGTGATGCGCGTGCCCACTTACGCTGTCGTCCAGATACTTCTTGGAACCGCAACGCCAATTCCGCCTGTGTGCGCTTCACGACAAGGAACGGCATCAATAACCGCAAGAGTTCAGCAGCTTGGCGCGTACTCCAGACCAAACGATACCAGACGTGGGGACCTTTGCCAGAAATCGCCAACACTCCACCGAATTGGTTCTGGATATTGATGAGTACGGTTTGGTCTTTTTGCGTGAGCGTGAACCGTAGGGCGTAGAAATCTCGCGCCCGATTGTAGTTGATTTGAATGCTCCCTTCGCCATCTGCGAATCCTGCTAGCCATGCCAGTTCAGTTTGTGTGGTCATCGCTTGTCCGATAGATGCTCGTAGGCGGCGAGGGCATCGTCCAGTTCCTTCACTGCCGCTTTTGTGACTTGCACTTCATCGTACTCTAGCCTGGAGTCGCTGAACGCGACACCCCACGCACGGACTTCCTTCGCTGCCTCCGCTATCCGTTCCATCGCCCGCACCCGTTCGACTTCCTTCTGGGTGGCAGGCATGGAGGAGAGGGCTGCATGAAGTCTTCCAATCGCTCCACCAGGATTGTCGCCGACCACATCAGCATGCACCGTCACCACGTCTAATGCGGCCTCCCGCAACCGCACGGCCTCAGCGGTCTTCGCATCCAACTCGGCGCGGAGGGTGGCGAGGTCTGCTTCCTGTTGTCGCCACGTTTCCAAATCCATCTTGTTCATCCCTGCTCCTCCGGTTCCAGCCAGTAGGCGAGGGCATCCATCAATCGGTCTTCCTTGAAATCACGGAGTGACATTTCGCTCTCCGGTATTTTGGTCAAAGCCTGTGCCGTTTCCACCACCGCCACCAGCCGCTCGATGTCCTCGCGGGCATGGTCGAGTAAGTCCAATTCCGCATCAGAATATGGACACTCTGGACTCACAGCCACACCTTCCTTATCTTCAGCGAGGACGACCGCCAAGCGGGCTTTGAGGGCGTCCAAGCGGGTCATGTGTCGTCTTCCGCGCCTTCCTCGGCCGTGGTCCCCGCGACGATGGCGCGGGCGTGCTCCAGCCATTCCCGTTCGGCGGGAGGCAACACAGCGTCCACTAGCGCGCCGTCATGCACATCCACCAACGCGGCGTCGATGACGCGCAGCAACAGCGCCCGTTGCCACGGGCGCAGCCATAACGCGAACCGCTTCACGTCGGGCCGCCGTGCGGACCGTTTCTTCTCGTACGGGCGGTCGCGCCAGAACCACCGCTTTCCTTCCGCGTCGATGACCCAGCCCGCCGTTCTCTGCGGGCCGGTGAACTGGTACGTGGCGAACGGTGCGTCCGCCCACGTCGGGAACGCCACGTCGCGGAACGGGCGCTTGCTGTTCTGGCGTTCGTACAGCCAAATCCTGATGCCGGTCGCGGTCGCGTCCATGGTCACCGCCCTCCGTGGAGTTTGACGGGGTCATCGTGCGTGTCTGCGGCGAAGACGGCGATGGGCGTGTCGGCGGCGATGGCCTCCGCGAGCGCGTCCTTGCGGAACCCGCCGCGCAGGGCGGTGTCCACGGCGCGGGTCAGGCGGTGCCGGGCAATCCAGAACGCCGCCGTCCGGATGAAGGCGATGTCGCCGCTGCGGCCGAGGTAGCCGGCCACACGCGCGCCGTAGTCGATGGCGGTCAGTGTGTTGTCCACGACGTAGGTGGTGTACGCGGCCTTGCCCAGCACGACGATGGCGCGCTCGATTTGCAGGCGGGCGTGTTCGGGGACGTGCGGCAGCGCCCTGGGCACCAGGGCCACGTACTGCGCCCAGGTCTGCGTGTCCCACGTCTTCCCGGTGCTGTTCAATTCGACGACGACGCGTTCGCCGGGGACCTCCACGACGGGGACGCGCGCGAGCCCGAGGCGCTGGGCGATGCGCAGGCGGCGATTGCCGTCCACGCACAGCCACGCGGGCCCGCCGTCCGTCCGCAGCTCCAGCCGGACCACGGCGAGCGGGTAGATGATGTTCGCGCGGGCGATGGATTCTTCCAGCGCGGCGTCGCTGATGCGCTGGCGCTTGGATGGGTTGAACCCCCATTCCTTGACCAGGGCGGTGGCGACTTCGTGCCGTCCTTCCATCGCCGACAGGTCGGGCGGCGCGGGCCGACCCCCCGGCACGAACCCCTGTTTGCGTACGGCGGAGCGCACGGCGGACCCGTATCGCATTCGCGTTCCCCCCTTGGTCCGGACCCCTACCGTTTCGTCTTGCGCAGGATGTCCGGGTGGCGCTCCTGCAGGTAATGGTCAATCAGCCCGACCACGACCTTGCTCATCGACCGTCCCTCGGTGGCGGCGGCGATGCGCATGGCCCGCATCAGGTCTGGCGGCACGCCTTTGATGTTGAGTTGGAGCCCGCTGCTTGGTGTCCGCGGGCGTTCCAACGTCGCCGGTCCCATGTGGTGTGCTACCTCCGCTAGCATTATACCACGCTCGCCGCGCCCGCGTCTACTTGCTCCACGCGGCGCGCGAACACGACGCGGGCGCCGTCCAGCCAGAACCCGTGCAAGACGCCGTCCAAGCAGGCGACCGCGTGGGTGCGGCTGCACACAATCCATCGGCCCTCCGGGTAGCGGCGGGCGAACGTGGCCACTGTGCAGTGCGGGCGCCAGAGTTCCGACACGACCCGGAGCCCAGACGCCATGCACCACTCCTGAAAGACGGTTGTCGCCTGCATGTTGTACGCCGCCCCGCAGGCCGTCAGGTACGGGCGACCGGTGGGACCTCTTCGCGCTTTCATCTGGTTCGCCAAGTTGACGGCGTGGGATTCGTCCATGCCGGCGGCGTACGCGAACGCGAGCACGGCGCAGTGTTTCTCCGGAAACGGGTTGGGGAACGTATGGCGGTTCGGCATTGTCGGGCCTCCCCTGGGTTCTACCCACCCTACTATTATACCACAGGTAGAAAGGCTCGTCAACCCCCGCCCCAGAGGAGGAGGAACCACGGGGACGGGCATCCAATGGACCCGGCGGACCCTGAGAGCGGGCGCGCGTTGGCCCAGGGCCGCCCCAGACGGCGGCCCTTCGTTGTTAAAAGGGGGCCGCGGCGATGCGGCGGCACATCCGGTCCTACCTCGCGTGGCTGGGGGTGCGGGGTGCGAGCCCGCGCACCATCGCGGAATACCGACGCGACCTGCTGGAGTTCGTGCGGCACGCCCGGCGCCGGGCCGCGCCGGAGGCGGCCGCGTCCTGGGTCGCGTCGCAGCGCGCGCGCGGGAACGCCGCGTCGTCGGTGGCCCGTCGCGTCGCCTGCCTGCGGTCGTTCGGCAAATTCCTCGCCGCGTCGTCCGCGTTCCCCTCCAACCCGTTCGCCGCCGTGGAGGCCCCGCGCGTGCCGCGTCGCCTGCCGCGCTGCCCGTCGTCAGACGACGTGAAGACCCTGCTGGACCGGACGAAGAACCCGTGGCACCGCGCGTTGCTGACGCTGCTGGCCCGCTGCGGCCTGCGCGCGTCCGAGGCGCGCAGCCTGCAGGTCGCGGACGTCCTGCGCGGGCAGCGGCAACTGCGCGTCCTGGGGAAAGGCAACCGGGAACGGCTCGTGCCGGTGAGCGGCGACACGTTGGCGGTGCTGGAGGACCATATCGCCGCGCTGGGGCGCACGGACGGGCCATTGTTCCCCGGTCGACGCGGCGTGGGTCGGCCACGGTTGATGTCCCCGTCCACGGTCAAGGCGGTCTGCTACCGCGCCACCCTGCGCGCGCTGGGGCGGCGGTGGAACCCGCACAGTCTGCGGCACGCGTTCGCCACGGCCGCGTTGGAGGGCGGGGCGGACATCCGCGTGGTGCAGGAACTACTCGGGCACGCCAGCATCGCTACGACCCAAATCTACACGCACGTGTCGGCGCGCATGACGCGCGCGGCGGTGGAGGCGTTGCCATTCTAATGCCCGCGCGCGGCCGGTGGTGGCGGTTGTTCCGCGCCGCGCTCCCGCTGGCGGACAAACCTTCGTACACGATGGAGGAAGTCGCGCTGCTCTGTGTGCTGGAGGCCGGGGCGCCGGACGGGCTGCGCCAGCAAATGGCGCGCGAGTTCGACGGCGCGCGCGCGGAACGCGACGCCCTGGCCCGCCTGTGGGGCGTCGACCCGGAGGTGTGGGCCGCCTTCCGCGACCCGCCGCTGGGGATGCCCCCACCGCCCTACCAGAACCGCGCGTCGGGGAAGCGGCGCCGGCGCCCGCGCCCCAGACCCATCCCCTGGTGGCGGCGGTGGTACGACCCCTCTTGACGCCCCGTGGTAGATAAGGTAATATTCTACCTGCCATCCGCCGTGGCGCAGAATTCGGATACTTCGTCTTGACCGCGATGCCCCGCAAGGGGCGCTCCGGGTTCGCCTTTTCCCGTCGGGTGGTTTTCATCGCAGGCCAACGTTGGCGGTGGCGCAGGCCGGGGATACTTCGTCGCAGAAGGGTCCGGGGTGACACCCGGATACCCCCGTCCGCCTTTCCCCCGCCAGCAAAAATTCAAGGGGGCGTAAACGACATGGCCAAGACGAACCGACCGACCGCGGCGCGGCCGCGGACGCACGAAGGCGGGCGGGCGATGGCGCAATCCCCAGAACTGGAACTGCGGCGCGCCGTCGCGTCCTGCCTGCTCTGGGAAGACACCTACTATGAATCGGGCGCGGACATCGCGACCCGCATCGCGGATTTGTGCGAGCGGGTCGACCCCGCCGCGGTCGCGGCCATCGCGGTGTCGGCGCGGACGGACCTCTCCTTGCGCCACGTCCCGCTGTGGCTGGTCCGGCAGTTGGCGCGCCTGTCCCGCGGGCGGCTGGTCGGGGACACCTTGGCCCAGGTCGTCCGGCGCGCGGACGAACTCACCGAATTCCTGGCCCTCTACTGGGGCGACGGCAAGACGCCGAACGCCCCGGCCAAACTGAGCGCGCAGGTCAAGCGCGGCTTGGCGCTGGCGTTCGGCAAGTTCGACGCCTACCAGTTGGCGAAGTACGACCGCGGCGGCGAGGGCGTCGTGCGGCTGCGCGACGTGCTGCGCCTGGCGCACCCGAAGCCAGCCGACGAGGCACAGTCGGCGCTGTGGAAGTCGCTGCTCGCGGGCGAACTGGAGCCGCCGGATACCTGGGAGGTCGCGCTGTCGGGCGGGGCGGACAAGAAGGCGACATGGGAACGCCTGCTGCGCGAGCGGTCGCTGGGCTACCTGGCTTTGCTGCGCAACCTGCGCAACATGGAAGCCGCTGACGTCCCGACGCCCATCGTCGAGGAGGCGCTGACCAACCCGGCACGGGTCCGCACGGCGCGGGCGTTGCCGTTCCAGTTCGTGTCGGCGTACCGGGCGGTCCCGAAGTTCGCGGACGCCTTGGACCGAGCGATGGTGGCGACGCTGGCCGGACGGCCGACATTGGCGGGCCGCACCGCGCTGGTCGTCGACGTGTCCGAGTCGATGGATTCCCCCATGGCCACGGGCGGCCTGCGGGCGCGCCTGCGCCACGGCTACGCCCCGTCCTTCGTCCCGACCCGCATCGACACGGCGGGGGCGCTCGCCATCCTGCTGCGCGAACTGTGCGAGGAATGCCGGGTCTGGACGTTCAGCAACGCGGCGGTCGAGGTGGCGAACCTGCGCGGGTTCGGCCTGCTGGAAGGCATCCACCGCAGCCAGGGGCACGGCGCGACGTACCTGGACGCGGCATTGGAGGCCATCGCGCCGAAGACCGCTGGGTTCGACCGCGTTGTTGTCGTGACGGACGAACAGGCGCATGACGGCATCCGGAAGGCGTGGACCCGGGCCGCCTACGTGGTCAACGTGGCGCCCTACGCGCCCGCGCTGGACACGCGGCAGGGCTGGACGCGCGTGAACGGGTTCAGCGACCGTATCGTAGATTGGATTCGCGTGGAGGAGGCCGAGGGCGATTACGCGGCGGCGAAGGATGGCACGGACATGGCAGCCCCGGTCGTCGCGGCGGAATGAAATTCCCGATGAAGGTGGCCGTGGACACGCGGACGGTCGACGTGGACGAGTTCATCCGCCAGTGCGCCGCGCGGGGCGTCGTGGTCGTCGCGCGGGAGGACGCCATCCCGGGCGCGTTGGTGATGCTGACGTTGGACAAACCGGGCGACAAGGGGGAACGACGATGAAGACGGTCGAGGAACGGGTGCGGGCGGGGGCGGCGTTGCTGGACGCGCGGCGGCCGGGGTGGCGGGCGGAGGTGGACGCGGCGTCGTTGGACATCCATTCCGGCTGGCGCTGCGTCCTGGGCCAACTCTACGGGGATTATCCCACCGGCAAGGCTGTCCTGGGCCTGGACGGGGACGCGCGGCAGTACGGGTTCACGACGTCCTACGACTTGTCGGCCGTCAAGATGGCAGACGATTTGGACGCCCTCACGGCGGCGTGGCAACGGTACTTGACCGCCGCGGAATGAGAATCCGCCGCCTGTACCTGTTGGCCTGCCTGCACGAGGGCTGCGGGTGGACCGCCGAGGCGGACACGGAAGCGGACGCGCTGCGGCGGGCGGGGATGCATTTCGGGAACTTCAATGCGGGCGGCCGCGAGAACGTCGTCCACCGCGTCGAACAGCGCACGGTCATCGAGGTCCACCCTGATGAACTCGCCTGACAATGCTATTACCATTGTTTGAGGGATTGGTCAAAACGACCCATTTCGATGCGGAAATGGCGCAGTTGGCCGACCGTCATTATTCGCGGCGCACGGTTGGAGCTCGGCAGTTCGCATACTCGGGACGCAAACTCGTCCTACGCGATGTGAGCGGATTGGTCCTCTTCGTTTGGATGTATCCACGGCCAGAATTGCGGATGGACGACCGCGCTGGGTATCATTGCACGATTTTCCGTAACGAATCGCCGCGGCTGTCATCCGATATCATCCTCGAAGCAGAGCAGGCCGCCGTTGACAAATGGGGCCAGAACACTGCGTGGACATTCGTGGACGCGCGTAAAATCAAGAGTCCGAACCCAGGTTATTGTTTCAAGAAGGCGGGGTGGCGTTCTGCGGGGGTAACAAAATCTGGTCTCCATGTGCTTACCAAATTTTTATGATACCGCTGGACCCCGATGGCGCGCGGCGCTGGTGGCTGGGAGTGGTTCTGGCCGTCTTCTTCCTGGTCGATTTCGCGCGGCCGCACCTATTGGAATGCGTACGCATCCGGGCCTACAATGCGCAGGCCCCGTCCTCCGTGGCGTGGCTGTGCCGGGACAGCCGCCGCGGGGTCTACCTGACGGCGGCGCGTACGCCGGCCGTCGCGCCCGGGACGGTGGCGGTCCGCCGCATGCATCTGCTGCTGGACGTCATCAACGGCGAATATCGCACGGACGAATATGGCATCGAACCCGACTGACTTCTCCCAGACTGTTTCTCGCGCCACGATTTGCGTCGGGCATGTGTTAGACGTACTAAAAACCATCCCTGACGAATCGGTCCACTGCGTGGTGACTTCGCCGCCGTACTGGGGATTGCGCGACTACAAACTCGTCGCGCAGATATGGGATGGGGAGATGGAATGTTCCCACCAATGGGAAGACAATGTCGAGAAAGTATCGGCTGGTGGTGGTGTCGAGGGAAGCACGCTAGAAGGCGGGAAACCCCACGAGCATCAACGGTTTGTCGTCCCGTCGTCGTGCTGCCAAAAATGCGATGCGTGGCGTGGTTCCCTCGGTCTCGAACCCACGTTCGACCTCTACGTCCATCATCTCGTCGAGGTTTTCAGGGGAGTGCGGCGAGTGCTGCGGGATGACGGGACACTGTGGCTCAATCTGGGCGATTCGTACGCCTCAACCGTATCGTCTGGACAGCACGATGCATGGCTCAAACCAAAGGACCTCGTCGGTATCCCCTGGCGCGTGGCCTTCGCCCTCCAGGCGGATGGCTGGTGGCTCCGCTCAGACATCATTTGGAGTAAGCCCAACCCCATGCCGGAGAGCGTGACGGACCGGCCGACAAAGGCGCACGAATACTTGTTCTTGCTGGCGAAGGCGGAGAGATACTACTACGATACGGAGGCAATTCAGGAACCGTCGGTTGGCGAGTGGAACTCATCCGAATCATGGGCAGCGCGAGAAAACTTGACGGCTCCCGAATTGACTATGGGCGCGGACAGGGAACTGATGCGTACTCGTGGATTCGGGACCCATCATCCAGACGAGGTACAGAATGTGCGCAACAAACGCACCGTCTGGGAGATTCCCACGGAAGCCTTCTCCCACGCGCACTTCGCCACATTCCCCCAAGCGTTGGTCTTCCCATGCATCCTCGCAGGGTGTCCGATTGGCGGGACGGTGCTCGACCCATTCGCCGGCAGCGGGACCACGCTCCTCGTTGCGGCGAAGAATGGCAGGAACTCCATCGGTATCGACCTGCAGCCGGATTACATCCCGTTGATGCGTCAACGTCTGGCGCCGCTGGAAGCAGACTTGGTGCAGCCACTGGAGGTTGTCATAAAGTCGGCCACCGACGTGCCCGTTGACGCCGCCGTCCACGGCGCGGTCGTCGCAGGCGGCCCGACCCCTATTTTGGCGGAGCCGGAGGAAAACCAGCGGCCACCTACATGGCCGGAAGGACAACTGGCGTTGTTCCCATGACCCCGACTGACCTGCCCGACGCGGTCTACCGCACCACGCACGTTTGCCCGTCCTGCGGGACCGTGGCGGAGTTTCTCCATTACCTGTGGCCAGAACACGGCGGCTGGCGAAGGTGGTCGTGGGTCTGCCCAGCGTGCCGCCAATCCTGGCCGCACACGGAGTGACCGCATGCATCGTCCGTTATGGTATCGACGCGACGGGACGCCATTCCCGGACGGCGCGTACGCAGACATTGAAAAGTGCTTGCACGACGTGACGTACAAACGGGTCGCACAGACAACCCTGCCTGACGGGACATGGATTTCGACGGTCTGGCTGGGGATTGACCACGGGTTCATGTGCGGGGCAAGTCGGCCGATTATTTTTGAGACGATGGTGTTCCGTAGCAAGACTGACATGACGGAACTGGACATAGACCGCTACGCCACGGAAGCGGAAGCCCGAGCGGGGCACGAGGCCATGGTCGCCAAATGGCACGCGAAAATCGCGGCGGGGAAACGCGCGGAATAACCATGCGCGCCATCGGCATCGTCGGCAACGGGGCGGACAAGTTCACGCCGGAACGCGCGGCGAAGGCGAAGCAGACCATCCGGGACATCCTCGCCGACGCGGCGCAAAAAATCGCGGTGGCAATTTTGACTGGGGCATGCCCACGTGTCCTGCCGCCCGATGGTCTTGTCGTCGTCTCCGGCCACAGCCCGCTGGGCGGCGTGGACATCTGGGCGGAAGACATCGCACGCGAATATGGTCTGGCGCTGGACATCAAGGCTCCAATGCTTCATTCGTGGGGCAAGGTGGACGCGGTGCCAGGGTCCCGCGACTACGGCTACAAGGCCCGAGACATGGACATCGCCCGCGCGTCCGACGAAGTCCACGTCGTCGTCGCCAAGGACTACCCGCCGGGCTACCGTGGCCGACGGTTCCCGTTCTGTTACCACGACGGGCGCACCGACCATGTGAAAAGCGGCGCGTGCTGGACGGCAAAGCAGGCGGCGAAGATGGGCAAGCCGACGTTGTTGCACATCGTTGACTGAACCACAATCCAAGGGGAGAGGTGAGGGCGATGGACCTGAAGACGTTTGCAGTATCGGACGCGGAATCGGTGGTACGGCGGTACGTGACGGAACGCGGTCCCGCGACGGCCGAGACGGAGGCCGAACGGCGCGTGGTGCGCGCGGCGGAGGCGATTCTGCGCGGGGCGCGGCTCCTCGACGTGCGCGACGCCGTCATCAAGGGAGGTCGCAACACGTCCCATCTCCCGAAACTGGCGGTGGCGCGAATCACATGGGCGCGCGTCCGTTGGAATCCGGATGTCAGCGCGTACGAAAATCCCGACGACAAGCACACCGACACGCTGTTGCGCGGCGTTCTCTTGATTGGCGGGTGTGCCGGTAGGGCGCTGGTGCCGCCCATGCCGCCGGCGGTGCGCACGCTGGCCGCCAAGGACGACCTCATCTTGTGGGAGGCGGAATGGCGCGACGTCGTGGCGCGCGACCCGGTCCTGCTGCGCCCGTTCGACGGGGACGTCTACGAACTCGTGGCGGCCTGGGACCTGACGGACCTGGAGCGCGCGATACTGGGGACGGCGTGACGGCGAAAACCCGAATCACCGACAAGGTCCTGCGCAGCCTGCGGTGCGGCAAGACACAATGCGCTTGTGCGCGCGGGCATATGCTGCACTGCCCCGCGCACGACGACCGCATTCCGTCGCTGATGGTGCGAACGCAGCGGGGGAAGGTGTACCTGCATTGTTTGGCGGGCTGTCGGGACGACGCCGTCTACGCGGCCTGCTGGCGAAAATTGGCGTAAAACGTAGCAACACCCCGCAATCGTGCGTCCTGAAGAGATTTGCATTGAATAGGACCCCGATTCCAACGGACTGCACTTTTTCATGGCGTCCTTCCCTGTCCCTCCCCGTCCCTCCCTGTCCCTCCCTGTCCTTCCCGTTCTCGCCGTCTGCGCTTCGGCAGGGGGGGATTCGTACGGAGTGAACCCTCAAAAATCGTCCCTCATGGCTGGCGATGAAGTTTGCGGAGAAATCGCATCAGGGATGAGAATATCTTCACCGCAACCGGTTGCGGAATCCATCGTCGAGGACGGTGACTTCCGCATGTTGGTGTACGAAGAGTATCTGAAGTCCCCGCAGTGGCGGGACGTACGCGCCCAGGTCATCGCACGGGCGGGGGGGAGGTGCCAAATCAACGCCGACCATGACGGCCCGCTGCACGTTCACCACCGCAGTTACGAAGCGGTGTTCGGCGGTGACGACCAGGAGATGAACGACTGCATCGCCGTGTGCGCGTGGTGCCACGACAGGCTGCACGAACTGATGGACGAGGAGGGAAACGACCCGTCGGACCGACGGATGCGACGGGCCAAACAGACTAAACTGTTTCACTAACTGGGGGTCATGGGATGAAGGATGGTGCAATGCATAGGACAGGTCGCGGATTTCTTCCCACGCCTTGCGCCATCCCTCCCAGGACCCACGGCGGCGTCACGGCGGACTTGGGTTTGGTTCCTTCGTTGGGGTCCACCACGGCAGCACTTTCTCCCACTGAATCCCCATCCCCTGGGACCTTGGTTCCAGGGCATTCTGTCTGACGCGTTCCTCGTGTTCGCGGTCGGCTTGCGCCGCCGCGCGCGCCCGAGCGCGTTTGACCCATCCCAGGAAAAACCATAGGGTTTTGGGCCGTTCCCGCCGCCAGGGGGCCTTGGCGGCCTCGTCCATGGCTCCAGTTAGGTCCCGTTCCGTCCAGCCCGCCTTGAACAGCCGGAACGCCTGCAGGCGCAGGCTCGGCAACGGCACCCAGCTGGTCGGATAGAACAGCGCCCGGAACCGCCACGCCACCGCGCTGGCCGCCCGCTGCTTGCCCGACGTCCGCCATCGCGGCTCGGCGTACCGACGGGGTGTTTCAGTATAGGCATTGTCTTGTTCTTTTGTAGTTTCTTTAGCAGTTATGAAGGACTGCCTATACTGAGCGACCATGGGAAGCCCTCCTAAAAGGTTGCCCGGATTTTTGGGGAGGGAGGCAGGAATTTGCGGTGTGGCTGGGTAATAATGCAGGTGAAGGGCCTTGGGGCATCACCGCAGTTCCTGCCCGGCGTTCCACTCCCAGACGCCGGGCTATTTTGTTGCCTTCAGTCTTCCCTGCCGCCATCGATTCTCCTACCGCAAGATGTAGCGGTAGAACAATCAACCCCTGGTACGGAATTTCTGTTCGGTTGCTGTGGACAACCCGCACACATTAGGGGGACAAACTGCGCGAAACCTGCGCCTATCCTGGGCGGAACCTGCGAACGCTTGACACGTCTGGTACTCTAGAATGGAAATCGGTGCATCCTGTGCGCGCCTTCGGGCGCGTTTTGTGTTCCGTGGGGACGTCGGACGGCCCGCGGTGGGCGCGTGTCCGGGGAACCCCTTGTCCCCGCCCCGCCCCGTTCAAGGACTGCGGGCCCGTCCCGTCCCCAAATCCACCACGAGGTGATGCCATGTATTGGACCGTGACGATGACCGACGGCAGGACGGAAACGCGGGACGGCAGCGAGGACGACGCGACGCGCTGGGCCGCTGAACCCGGCGTGGCGAACGTCATCCTCGCCGAAACGGGCCGCGCACGCATCGGGACCGAACCCGGCGCCCCAACGGCGGGCGACGCATCCGACGACCACGGGCAGGGCAAAGACAAGGGCAAGCACAAGGGGCACGACGAGCCCTGACGTGGTGGTGGCTCCTGGCCGCCGTGGTCGCGGTGCTCGTCTGGGCCGCCGTGAAATGGGCGAACCGCAACCTGTGACGGAACCGCATCCCAAAGCAAATACCATGGCAAAAGCCTGGGGGACGGTCGAATTGCGGCGCATGCCGCTGGACGCGCTCGTCCCGGCCGCCTACAACCCGCGCAAGGACCTGCGCCCCGGCGACCCAGCCTACGACGCGCTGAAACGCAGCATCGAGGCGTTCGGGTTCGTGGAGCCGTTGGTCTGGAACCAGCGCACGAACCGCCTCATCGGCGGCCACCAGCGTCTGAAGGTTCTGCGGGAGCAGGGCGCCCGTGAAGTCGACGTCAGCGTGGTCGACCTCGCGCCGGCGCAGGAGCAGGCGCTCAACGTCGCGCTCAACAAAATTCAGGGGGAATGGGACCTGCCGAAGTTGGGCGAGGTCCTCAGGCAACTGCGCGCGTCGGACATCGACGAAACGCTGTCGGGGTTCTCCGCCGATGACATCGACAAATTGCTGCGCCAACTCACGCCGCCGCCGCCCGAACTGGCCAACCCGGACGGGGTCGGCCCGGACGTGCAGGTCGGGCAGTTGTGGCGGTTGGGGCCGCATCGGCTGTTCTGCGGTGACGCCACGGCGGCCTCCGACGTGGCGCGACTGCTCGACGGGGCCGTGCCGACGTTGATGGTGACCGACCCGCCCTACGGGGTTGAGTACGACGCCGGCTGGCGCAACGAGGCGGCGGCGAAGGGGGCGTTATGGTACGCGGCCCGCCGTGTGGCGCCCGTGACGGCCGACAACCGCGTGGACTGGTACGCCGTGCGGCACGGGCACGACGCGGGCTGGATAGGCGACCACACCGAAACGACGGTGCGCGAGATTGCGCTCGACCCGAACGTGGACGGCGGCCACAGCGCGCAGAAGCCCGTGGAATGCATGCTGTTCCCGCTGCGCAACCACCGCGGGGACGTCTACGACCCGTTCGTGGGCACGGGCACGACGCTCATCGCCGCGCAGATGATGGGCCGCACCTGCTACGCCATGGATATTGAACCCCGCTGGTGCGCGGTGGCCATCGCGCGCTGGGAATCCTACACGGGCCAGCAGGCGGAACTCGCGGCGGCGCCATGACCCCGGTGCAGCGCGACAAGCAGGGGCGCGTGGTCCACGGCACGCTGAACCCGTCCGGCCGGGGCGGGGAACGAGGCGGCCGCCCGCGCTTGGCCTACCGCGAGGCGCTGCGGCAATTGGAACCGCTGGCCATCGCGACGCTCATCCGGGCCATGCAAGCCTCTAACCAGGATTCCGTGCGGCTGGCGGCGGCGCGGGACGTGCTGGACCGCCTGCACGGCCGCGCCGCGTGGGACATCCACATGTCCGGGGACTCCGAGGTCATCCATCGCCACTATGTCGCCGTCTTCGAGCCGGGCGGAGTTCACCCTGACACTACCCAGCCCGAACTCGGCGGGCCAACGAAGGCTCATTGAGTCCGGCGCGTCCATCGTCTTGGTGGAGGCGGGCACGAAGTCGGGCAAGACCAGTGGCGCCATTCTGTGGTTGCTGCGCCAGGCCTGGGAGCGGCCCGGGACGCGGTGGTGGTGGGTGGCGCCCATCTACCGCCAGACGGAAATCGCGTTCGGCCGCATCGTGCGCATGCTGTTGCGCGCCGGCATGGCCATTGAACCGAACCAGTCCGCGATGCGCGTCCCGCTGCCGAACGGCAGCGTCCTGGAATTCCGTAGCGGCGAGAAGCCGCAGACGCTGTACGGCGAGGACGTCCACGGCGCGGTGTTGGACGAGGCCACGCAGGGCATGCGCGAGGAGGTTCTGTTCGCGGTCCAGACCACGCTGACCGCGACGCGCGGTCGGCTGCTGGTGCTGTCGACCCCGCGCGGCCGACGCAATTGGTTCTGGAAGTTATGCCAGCGCGCCAAGGCGGGCGAGCGCGGCTATGACTACGTGTTCATGCGGTCGGCCGACAACCCCGCCGTGCCGCGCGAGAAACTGGACGACGCGAAGCGGAACCTGCCCGCCCGCGTGTATCGGGAACTGTTCGAGGCGGAGGCGCAGGACGACGAAGCGTCGGTCTTCCGGAATGTGAGGGCGTGCATCGATGGAGCACTCGACCAACGATTCCCCAGCGTCGACGAACTGGCTCGCCGACATTATGTGGCGGGTGTGGACCTCGGACGACATGAAGACTTCACGGTCGTATGTGTCATGGACCGGATGGCGCGGTCGGTGGTGGCGTTCGACCGTTTCACTCGCATCGACTGGCACCTCCAAAAGGACCGCATTGCCCATGTATTGCTGCGTTATCGAGCCGCGGCCTACGTGGATGCAACGGGCGCGCAGGATGCTGTGGTCGAAGACCTCCAGCGCATGGGCGCCCCCGTGGCTCCGTTCGTATTCACGGCGCAAACTAAACAGCGTCTTGTCGAGTTTCTGGCCGTGGGCATTGAGCAACGGCAAATGACGTTCCCCGACATCCCCGAATTGGTCGGCGAACTGGAATCGTTCGGCTACGAGGTCACGCGCGCGGGCTTCCGCTACGCCGCGCCCGAGGGGCTGCACGACGACTGCGTGATGGCGCTCGGGCTGGCGTGGCAACTGTGCGGACCGGTCGGAACGGAGGCGCACACGCCCGTCCTGTTGGGCGACCGCGTGGCCCAGGACGCGCCCTGGAGGTGGTGACGACATGTGGTTCCTGGTCGTGCTGATGTTGGCGGTGCCCACCAGCGACTTGGCGGGCCGCCGCGGGGCGTACACCCTCGCGTTCGGCATGGACGATAAAGCGTGTTCTGTGCGGGCGACGGTCGCCGCCCAGCAACCCGGCACCGTGGTGGCAGAATGCGTGCTCGGCGAGGTCCAAGCGCACCAGTTGGTGCAGGAATGGATTTCTGGGCGGATGCCCGTCCCGACGACCACTCCGTGACGGCGGACGACCGGAATGCTTACCCTGAGCCTGGTGTGGAAGACCGCCAGCGGATTCCTGTGGTGAGCGGCGGCGTCCGCCGTCGCTGCCCGCTCTGCGGACGGCCCGCGGAGATTGCCCAGTGCCCTGTCTGCCACAAACCGTTCTACCGGACGCCAGACCGTCGGCGGTTTTGTGGCCTGCGCTGTTCACAGGCGGGGGTCCTGCGGGGGGCGGCCGCCCGACAACCGGAAATGGCGCAACGCCGGCGGGCCCGGAGCCAGGAACGGCTCCGCCGGCTGCTCGACGACACGAGCGGCCCGCCCACCGAGGACACGCTGCGGCGCCTGATGCTGCTGCTGGCATGAGCGACCGCCTCCCCGCCGAATTCGCCGCGTTCCCGCCGTCGTTGGCGGGCCTGTACGCCTTCGGGCCGTACCGCGCCATTTGCCGGCACGTCGTGGACGGGGACACCTATGATTTCTTGGTCGACTTGGGGTTCAACGAATACCGCTACGCGACCGTGCGGTTGCTCGGCGTGAACGCGCCCGAAGTCACCGGCGCCACGAAGGAGGCGGGGCTGGCCAGCAAAGCCTACGTGATGACCGTGCTCCCCGTCGGCGCGCCCTGCGTCGTCCGGACGGTGCCCGACGTGACCACATTCGGCCGCTACGTGGCCAGCGTCACGCTGCCCGACGGGCGCGACTTGGCTGGCGTCCTCATCGCGGGCGGCTACGCCGTGGCCATCTGATGCCGACCCTCGCCGAACGGGTGTCCCTGGCGTGGCGGACGTTCCAGCGCCCGCCCACGCCGCCGACGGGCGAGGTCGCGCTCGCCGACCCGCGCCGCATCTGGCCGGGCGTGACGTGGCTGCAATACAACCCGTCCATCCTTGTCACGCGCCAGGGCCTGCGCGTGTTTGACCAGATGCGCCAGGACGACCAGGTCAAGGCGGCCGTCGCGTTTAAGCAGCACGCCGTCATGGCGTCGGGCTGGACGGTGGAAAGCCCGCGCGACTTCGCCGAGGACTGGGAGGTCACGCGGTTCGTCGACGCGTGCCTGCGCAACCTGGAAGGGACCGTCGAGGACGACCTGCTGGAAATCCTGGGCGCGCTCATTTACGGGTTCTCCGTCACCGAGAAAGTCTGGGCGCCCGCGCCGCCGGGCGACTTCGCGGGGAAGGTCTGGTACGGCGCGCTGAAAACGCGGCGGCCGGACAGTTTCCTGTTCGACATGGACGAATTCGGCAACCTCAAACCGGACGGCGTCCTGCAGATGCAGGTCGGCTACGCCCCCAAGCGCCTGCCGCGCGACCGCTTCGTGCTCTACAGCCACGACATGGAATTCAGCAACATCTACGGTCGGTCCGACTTGGAGGCCGCCTACCGCTGGTGGTGGGCCAAGGACAACGTCGTGAAGTGGTTCCTGATGTACCTGGAACGCCACGCCGTGCCCGGGCTGTTCTTCGAGTACGACCCGGCGCGGTACACGCCGGAGCAGGTCGAGCAAATGAAGACCGTCGTGACGAACTGGCAGGCGGCTACGCACGGCCTGCTGCCGCGCCCCGGCGGCGCGGATGCGCTGGACATCTGGAGCAGCCCGGTGCAGGGCCGGACGCAGTCGGAGTTCGTGCCCGCGCTGGAGCATTTCGACCAGGCCATCGCCCGGGCCATCCTCATGCCGGGCCACCTAGGCCTGACCGCCGACGTGGCGCAGGGGTCCTACGCCCGGGCCAAGGTCAACTTCGACGTGTTCATGCTCGTCGTCGAAAAAATCCGCCGCGACATCGAGGAGCGCGTCATGGCGGAGCAGGTCGTGCGGCCTTTGGTGGACGCGAACTACGTCGTCGACGACTACCCGCGGTTCCAGTTCATCCCGCTCACGGAATACGACCGCAAGGCGATGATGGACGCCTGGCTCGCCGCCGTCGGCGCCGGCGTCGTCCGGCCGCAGGACGAGGACGAAACGCACATCCGCGAAATCCTGAAGTTCCCGCCGCTGGCGGACAGCACCGTGCCCCTGCCCGCCGCGGCCAAGGCGGAGGCCGCCGCCGCCCCCGTGGCCGCGCCGGGGGGAGGGAACGGCCAGGGCGACGCCGCCACCGTCACGGTCCCGGCCGAGGTCGCCGCCGCGGCCAAGGCCACCGCCACCGCCACGAAGGCCATTGTGGCAAAACCGTATCGCTACGACCGCGCCACGAACTACGCCCGCATCGAGGCGGGCTTGTCGCAGTCGGAGGAGCGCACGCGCCAGGCGCTCGTCCCGCTGTTCCGGGCCGTGCGCGACAAACTGCTCGCTACCGTTGAACGAAATTTCCGTCCCGATAACCGCAAGTTCATAACCGACCTCGCATTGTCGGGCTTCGGGGACATCCAAGATACCCTGCGCGAATTCGTCCGAACCCTCTATCGGTTGGGCGAGGGCACCGCGCGTGCCGAACTGCCGCGCACGTTTCAAGGTGACGTCGGGTTCGTCCCAGTCGAGGCCCTGCGTTGGCTATCGCAGAAAGTGCTCCATATTTCCGGCGTACTGAGTAACCGCTTGCTGGGTCAAGCACGGGAAGTGTTGCTCAACGCGCTGAAAATTGGCGAACCTCAATCCGATACGATGCATAAACTGCACGATATTTTCGAGCCGTACATTGGCGACCCGACCCTCATCCGCGACGGCGACGTGGTCGACCCGTTCCGCTTGGAAACCATCCTACGCACGAACGCGACCGAGGCGTTCAACCAAGGGCGCCTCGTGACCGCGCGCGCCCCGGAACTGGCGGGGTTCGTGCGCGGCATGATGTATTCGGCCGTCATTGACGACCGCACCACCGAGGTCTGCCGCTTCTTGGACGGCAAGGTCTTCCCGCTGGACGAGCCGGAACTGGACCGCCTCACGCCGCCGAACCACTTCAACTGCCGCAGCGTGCTGGTGCCCGTCACCGTCGGCGTGCAGGTCGACGAAGCGGACCTCATCACGCCCGAACAACTCGGGCGCGCGGAAATGCTCGCGGCTCCAGGGTTCAAATAGATGGGGAGGGGTTGAATGACGAATCAGGAGAAATTCCGCGAACTGATGGGGATAGACGCGAAGATTGCGGAACGGTTAGGGATTGAGGTTAAAGACCCGACACGATGGGTTTTCAACGACCCGATGTCGAGGCGCGTGATTCAGAAATTGTGCGACAGAATCGACGAATTGACCGCACGGATTGAATCACTGGAACGGTGGCATAAAAATCGTGACGCCTAGTGTTTCCATTGTTTTGCCGGTCCTTATCTCCCACCCGTGGCAACGGCACCTGACCGAAGCGGCCATCAAGATTCTGCGCGACACGACGCAGGTGCCGTTCGAACTCATCGTGGTGGAAACAGAATCGAAGGAGTTAGAACCGGAAAGTTTCAAGGTCGCGCACGACATGGACCACATGAAGTACCTGTATTCTCCAAATCGCACGACGTTGGCGAAGGACATCAACGCCGGCATCGACGCGGCCACGGGCGACTTCATCGGCTGGACCGGAAACGACATCATCACGAAGCCCGGCTGGCTGGAGGCGCTGCTGGAGTGCTTCGACCGCTACCGGGACTGCGGCATCGCGTCACTCGCCGCGCAGGAAGTCGGGGCGATGCTTAACCACGCGCCCAGCGATTTCATCACGGAGGGCTGGTACGGACCGCTGGTCCTGTTCCGCAAAGGGTGGCGTCTGGACGAAGCCTACCAGTCCCTGGCCAGCGACAACGACCTCATCATGCGCCTATACCAGGCCGGGCTGCGTGCCTACCGCAACCACAAAGTCGTCGTCCTGCACCTGAACACGCAGACGCACGACCGGGACGGCGCCGCCTACAAGAAGATGGAGGAATCGGCCCACGCCCTGTTCGTGCAGAAGTGGGGACGCAGCCCGCTGTGGCCCGCGACGATGATATTGCGGGGAGGGATTGCCTTTGGACGGGAATTCGAGCGCGGTTAGGACGCAGCAAACGACGCCGACCGGGCGCGACGCGCACGGCGACGGCCCGCTGACCGTCGCGCGCAACTACTTCGTCGAGAAACGGGGGAACCAGTGGTGCGTGGTCGATTCGACGCGCACGAAGACGCTGGGCTGCCACCCCACGCAGGGGGACGCCGAAGCGCAACTGCGCGCCATCGAGGCGAACAAACACGCGACCGACGCGGCGACAGCCAAACCCTACGCCTGCGCCATCGAAGGCTGGCCCATCTTCCGGCCCGGGACGTGGAACGGCGACCCCTATTCCGTCGAGGACCTCGCGGCCATGGCGGCCGCGTTTCGCGAGGTCGGGTTCGAGCCACCGTTCAAACTGGGGCACGTTTCCGACACGGGCGCCCCGGCCGTCGGCTGGGTGAAGGATTTGCGCGTGCAGGACGGCGCGCTCGTCGCGGACATCCGCGACGTGGCGCCGGAGGTCTGCGCGGGCATCCTCGACCACAAGTACGGGCCGCCCAGCGCGGAAATTTTCTGGGACTTCGAACGCGACGGGAAGACGTTCCCGCGCGTGCTCGGCGCGGTGGCGCTGCTGGGCGGGGAAATCCCCGCCGTGGCCCACCTGCCGCACGCGCGCGACAGCCTCGTGCAGCACGCGACCTGGAAGGCCGCGAAACACTACGAACTCGGCGACGGGGTCCGAGGAAAAGTCACCATGGTCCCCGCGGGGGACGACGCAAAAGGGGGGAAGACGATGACGCAGGCCGTGGAATGGCGCATCACCCTCGCAGAGATGGAGTCGCT